ATGTATATACTATATTTCCTGCAAGTGTAATAGATGAAGGAAGCCCTCCATTCGGTGTTATTATAATATTTGTTGCTGGTGGTCCATTTATAGCAGGAGTAACTAATGCAGTGCTTGCAGTTATAGTAGTCCCTGCAATAGTTCCACCATTAGCAATGTTATTATTAACCATATCAAGAGCAGCATCTATAGTATGTCCTGATGCTGCCCAGTTAAGATTAGATAGAGTATTATGTAAATCTAAATTATCTATTTGGCTTGAAGATAAATGATAAAAATCATTATTACTAGGGTCTCCACCTTGTAAATTATCTAAATAATTATGATCTATATAAGGTTGTAAAGCAGTTCCTATTGTTCCATATATATGTCCACCTTCTCCTGATGGATTATCAGGTTGATTATTTTGAACATATAAATCTCCTGATCTTAAATACAAATCTCCATTTGCTTTTAATCTCATTCTTTCATAATTTAAAGAAGAATTATCATGACTATCTGTGGGATCAGTAAACCATACAAAATCTTTATTTCCATCTACTGCTTGCCAAAAATCTCCATAACCTTCATTATATAATACAGCTACTTCATTAGGAAAAGTAGTATTCCCACTTCCTGCTATACCAAAAGTTGCCCTATGCTTATTATCATTAATAGTAGTAAAACCAGTAGAAGCACTTGTCCCTGTGCTTTTATTAGTAATAGATTGCCTTAAAGTTCCATCAAAATCATTTCCTATTGTGAATTCATCTGGATTAGCGAGATAAACAACTCCTTCTGTTGCATGTTTCCTTGTAACTGTCCCTATAAGAATAACACCAGATATAGGAGAAAATGGATGAGTATTAGTTAAATCTCCATTTGTTGAAAGATATAATTTATCTCCTTCTGTCCAACTATTAGTGTTCATATCTCTAACATAACCATTAATAGCTACATAACCATTACCATTAATAGCAATTGCTTCTGTAGCTAACCCTAAAACGTGAATAGTATCACTATCATCATTAGATGATAATGCTATTGTAGGTTTTTGTCCTTGTGAGCCATTTATATAAACTACTTTTCCATTTGCTATAGGAGCTGCTGTTTTATTAGTAACTCTAACTAGGTTTTCTTGGCCTATTTGCAGGGTTACATTTCCACCTGGCATACCTAGATTTAAAGTTCCTTCATCATCATCCCATCTTAATCTACCTTCTTGATCTGCTGTTATAGATGTTAAATTAAAATCTAAAAAATCTAAACTACTTATTCCTTTATCATTTAAATCTACATCTTTAACTGCCCCTTCATAAGGAACATATAAACTACTCTCTATAGGTAGTCCATCAAACGTTAAACCTGCACTATCTTCTCCTAATCTAATTAGTAAATCATATTGGTCTTCTATAAAATGATAATACTCTCCTATATCTCCACCTTGCAAACCTAATAAATCATTATGTATTACTCCTCCACTATGAATGTGTAAAGCATCTGCATTACTACCATCTGTAAGAGTATCATGTTGAGTTTTAATTAAATGATAATATTGATTAGTAGATCCACCCTGCAAACTACTTAACACATTATGAACATGAGTATGTAATCCATCAGCCTCCCCACCGCTTATGAGAGTATTAAAATTTATATAATTATTCTGGGTTAAATGTTTATAATCCCCATCATTTAACCCTGATAAATTATTATGGATATGATCCGTATGAGCTTGAGATACCGCATTTTCTATTACTGCCCCAGAAGAAATAATATCAGAAAGTTGGTTAACACTTCCAGACTTTTTAACAAAATCTGTCAAATCAATTTCATCATCAATATCTGCTATAGCTTCCGCAATTAAATTACCAACATCGCTATTAGTTGTAAATTGGTTATGGGTATGCAAACTATCTGCATTAGATGTATCCCCGCCTGTTAAAACACTCAATCCTTCATGGGTATGGGTATAAACAGAAAGTATATAAGTTTTACCCTTATTCACCCCTCTATTAATTACCTTAGCACTATAATTTCTTATAATAATAGAGTTAGCAATACTTGATGGAGTATTACCACCAATCTTTAACAAATCTACTGTTTCTCCTGATTTTACAGTATAAGGAGAAATAATATCTGATAAAGATAAAGAATCAAAATAATTATTTGTAACAAACCAAGTTTCTTGTGTCGCCATCGTTTATTCTCTAATATTAGAGGACATATATTTATATATTTTATATTTCAACTTAATTTGATTAAAACCTTGTTTTTTATGGTTGGTTAATGATGATTAATAAAAAACCGCGATTTTGTCGAACCACGGTTTTTAGTTAATTTATGGCTTAACCGAACCTTTTACAAAGACTCCTTTATTTCACTTTTGAACCAAACTTCCTCGTTCTTACAAAAATTTTTAGTCTTTGTTTTTCTTCTATTATATTCTATATACTATTTAAAAATCCTCTATATTTTTCTTAATATATCTTCAAAACTAATTTGTTCTTTATTCTCACTATGCGGAAAAATTTCATTTGATTCACCCTCATAAACCTCATCAACAGTGGGATTTCTGCCTAACTCTCTTTTCATTTGCTCGAAAACCCTAGTCCAATCTTCAGGGCTATCAAATCTTGATCTTTTATACCAATTCATATATTTATATTCCCCCCCGAAAAAATAAAACCTTTATAATTTTATCTCAAATTCTTCATCTTTATCATTAATAAAAACAACCTTATTAAAAGTTATATCTGTGCCATTTATAAAAGTATCTCCTGCAAATTGGCCCCCTTCTCCCTTTTTTACATAAGCAATACAACAATGAGGATTATATACAGGGAATGTTTCTTTAACATCTAATTTTCTTTTTATTTTTCCATGTAATTTTCTTAAATCATCACTAATTATTTTGACTATTACAACATCAAAATCAGGACTTTTTCTAAAATAGCCTACTTCTCCTAGTTTTACTTTTATAGATTTGTATTCTGTAAGTATTTCTTCTACTTCTTTTCTACTATTTTCACAAACTCCATAAAGAAGTGTTATATGAGTGTCTAATTCTCTCCCTTTGCCTTCCTCTTCACATAACATAGAATTAGGTATATTATTCCTCCCCCACTTTTTAATCTTACTAGCAGGCATCTGGGGAAGTCTAACAGCAATCCATCCCTTACACTCTTTCTTCTTCGCTTTTTTATACCAATTCATACAAATTTATTTCGATAAAAAATAAAAAATACCTTTAATAAAAAAGAGCCACTCGTAAAAGTGACTCTTAGGGGCGTAGTTGAAGGGGTACTTCAACTCGGGTCCACCAAGTTGGTTAAGCCAACTACTCTACCTTAGAGACCACATTGCTTAAGGCAATGACTCTTGACAAGTGGCTGTCAACCTTGTTTGATACACTCTATTTTATATTATATCTTATATCTTTCACTTGTCAATGAATTTTAATATCAGGAGGAGCTTTTAATTGCTCTATTACATAATCTATATCAATCTCAAAATCTTCATAACCAGCTTTTCCCACTAATTTATTCATAGTATCAATTGAATCGTATATATTCTGCTTAATAATAGCAACTGTCATTTTTTTGATAATTTCTGGCTTATCGCGACAAGCTTTATTACTTGTAGCTATCATACTATTGGATTCACTTATATGATCTGGAAAAGCAGATAAAACTTCCCCATCTTTTAACATTTCCCATTCTAATCCAGCCACATTGCATAATACAAAACTACCCTCTTTCTGAGGATGGCCGTTATATATTCTCTTCAATTTTCTACCATTCTGTTTCTCCTATAAATCTAAAATATCAACTCTTTCCGTAATTCTCTCTGCCTCGATTGCTGCCTTTTCCTCTTCTCTCCTTTTTATATCGTCAGAATACATAGGAATTTCACACCAAGCATCAATACGGAATTCAGATGTTAAATCTGTATCTTTGTCTGGATTGTCAATAGATCTCCAATGTTTATTAGAATAATAAGATAAGGCATACCAATTATAAACAGTATGATCAAATCGAGAATCAACAACATCAGGGCCTTGACCATACCAGATAGCTACAACAGTACCATCATCAGGTAATTTCTCACTAGGCCTATACCACTTAAACTTGTCTATCATTCCCATATATTTATATCGGAACTTCCTGCTGAACTTCATCTGGATATGTGTGATTGTTGATGATTTCCATGTATTTGCCATAAACACCACCATACAGTTTGGGATCTGTGATCATTTTCTTATTTTTACTTATAAGACTATATAAAAGGTTTATAGCCTGTTGACGAGTCTGATAAGATAAAAGCCTATTTTTAAATTTTTGCCCATCTTCCCCCTCAAATTGTTTCCACCATTCTAACATTCTTGCACTATGACCCTTATCAGTTTCTTCCTTACTTCTAAATTCTTCATCATTAATTAATCCAGTTCTTTTCATATAATCTTTAGCAGTATTAGTGGTTATATTAAATTGTATAGCTACATTTTTTAAAGTCATTCCCTGTCCTCGAGGGGGAGGTAAATACATATCAACCATCTGCTTCCCTTTTTCCAATATGTTTGCCCTTACATCCTCCATTGATCCCCACTCTTTAATCTCTCTCCATCCATGCTCTTTATTAATTCTTCTGATAGCTGTGATAGACACTCCAAATAAATCAGCAATATTTTTATAAGTATACCCTTCTTCAACAAGTGCTTTCATAACCTGAAGATCATCGTCAGACAAATTATTTTTATGAATATTCCCTTTATCCCTAATATTAACCCATTTATACTTATTATTTAATGCTCGAATTGAACCATGGCTGGTTCCAAACATATTTCCGATTTCTCTAGTAGAACGACCTTCTTCTAGTAATCTTTTTACTTTCTCTAATTCTTCTATGGTCCATCCTCTTTTTGCAGAACTTTTAGGCATTGCTATCTTTATATGTCTATTATACCAATTCATAATTATCTATTTCTTAAATTCTTCTCAATATCCTTGATATTTTTGGACATAAAAAAAGAGCAAGTGCTGTGCCCTGCTCTTTTCTGGAGGCGTGTGATTGGATAAGAATCCAGTCCGCCTGCTCCACCAAGTTGGTTAAGCCAACTACTCTTAAAAATCAACTACCCTTCGAGGAAATCTAATTATACTATCTCACTTTCACTTGTCAATAGTTATTTTACTAAATGCTTTATCTATTTTTTCATTATTTTCCAATAATAATTCATTAATTCTTTCAACTCTTTTTCTCGCTTCTCCATCTTCTTCTGTCCACTTCTTTTGCCAAACATACTCATCATCCCAACCAGAATATTTTCTACTCATTAAGACCCCTCTACCAGTTTGATGACACCAAAATTTATATAACATTAAACATGCTTCTTCTCTTCGATCACCACGATCCCAATATCCCGTCTTTTCATCAAAAATACAATCAGATAAAAGAATAAATGCTACTCTAATATATGATTGAGGAATTTCTAAACACATTTCCCTAATTGCTGTATCAAAAGGCCTTGAAATATTCCATTCTTGCACTCCTCGTTGAGAACATCTCCTAATCTCATCTAAATATCCCATATCCAAAGCAAAAATATGATTCTTAATCTCTTCATCTAATTCTTCTGGTAAACTATTAATATAAGGGATTTCAATATCTGACCAAAAAAGTTTATTAAGTACTTTCTGTTTCTCTTTTTTTTGTAATTCATTAGCATTCCAGTCAAGTTTATACAATTTAACCCTTTTAGTCCAACTTGGCTTCTTATTTTTTACAACAATCCCACTCTTATTATCTCCATCAGATGAAGGAGGGCCTTGAATAATAAAATCTTTCTGATAAACTAAAGATGGAAACAATAAACGATGATTCAATGATAACATAATACACCTCTTTCTTAAAAATGTTGTGACCATTCACAACTAACCCATTAATATCCATATATCGACAAATTATATTTTTTCCATATCTTCAAAAGGAAATTTTAAATGCTTAATAATATAATCTATATCAATATTAAAATCCTTATAACCTGCTTTTTCTGCTAATAGATTTATAGATTCAATTGAACAATGTACTTTCTCTGTAAGAATAGCAACTGCCTTTCTCTTTAATAAATCATTATCCTCTTGCTTATCATCATTATTAATTGCTATCATATTAACAGCTTCTTCTTTATTATCTTCTGGAAAATTAGAAAAAACTTCTCCATCTTTTAACATTTGCCATTCAAAACCTGCCATATTACATAATATAAAACTTCCCTCTTTGTGTCTATTATCTTTCAAATACTCTCTTAAACTTTCTGCCATTATATTTCTCCTATCTTAATTAGTTTTTTCTAAAAATTTCTTCATATCTTCCGCTTTATCTTTTGCTTCTTTTCTTTTTGCCAAATTTCTTTTATGAGAACCCCATACACTCTTCTTCCCACTAGCAATATCCTCATAATCTTCTTGTAATTTTTTAGCAGTCCTTTTTATCTTTTCCATTATATTTCTCCTATCTTAATCAGTTCTTTGACCCTATATCCTCTATATTAATAAGATCTTCTCTATCACACCATAACATCTTAACTAAAAGTTTCCCAGGAGAAACAACACAAACTACCTTCCTCGTTATATAAGATTCCCAATCCTTATCTCCATTAGGACCACCTGTAATCATTGGATAATTTTCCTTCTTCCAATTTAATTTTATTATATCTCCTGTAAAATACATTAGTTTAATTCTCTTGATTTAATTAGTTCTTCTGCTCTCTCTTTATATCGACAAAAATCTATTTTTTACAAAATACAAATATAGGTTCAGTATGATAAGTTTCTCCCTTTTTTCTATTATAAGAACTATTAGCTAATCTCATATGATATGTTTTTTCTAATTTCCACCTATTCTCACAATAATTACATAAATCATCTGCTATTTTTTTATCTCCGATATTTTTAATATTTAAAATTAAATACCCACTATCTTTTAATAATCTATAACTCTCACAAACTATTTTATATAAAAAACTATTTAACCAATCTTGATATTCTGGATACTTACTACTACTCTGATCCAAATCGTTACTATAAATCTCTTGATTATGATAAGGAGGACTAGTAAATATTAATTCATATTTTTCTTCTAGTGTAGGCATTACCTCTTCTGCCAACCCCATGTCTTGTCTGAACTTATATTTATATACCCTTTCTCCCAAACCGTCATATTGAGTAGAAAAAAAACTTGCCATCTGCATATTGCCAACAGAACTTTCTCCATTAGGATCTATTCCATGATAAAATAAATTTCTATTAGAAGCAATACAACCTGCTAATCTACCACTATAACCAGAACAAGGATCTAAAACCCTACCTTCATTAGGACAGTAATTATCATAAATAAATTTAGCTATAGAAGGCTTAAAATTAACCACTCCTCTCGTGCCGTCTCTTGTTTTTAAAATTCTTCTTATACCAGCATGATTAGGAGTTTTCCCCAACTCAAGCCATCTATTAATACAATCCTTTAATTTACAATCATTATTAAATGTTTCTAAAGGAGAATTATCTCCTCTCTTATAATATGCCTCTATCATATGAGGGTGAAAACTATTAACTAAATCCAACCCGTTAAAATTCATTTGTAAATGATTATCTTTTAACAAAATATTTTTAGATCTTATAATTCTACCCATTCTATTTTCTTTTTGCTCATCTGTTAAAGTTACATGGGGAAAACCATTTCTTCTATAATATTGAAATAAAAGATCAACCACTTGTTTTTTTATCTTTTCATCTCCGTTCTTATAATATTCCAATATCTTCTTAAAATGTTTCGTATCCTCTATATCTTCCCAATAAATCATAGAACAATGACGAATATAATCACTTTTTTTTCTATTAAATAAAGATGATTTAATTTTTATAATATTATGCTCAAAATCTGAAACTCTTAAAATAATATTTTCTTTCTTTATTTCCTTATTTATATTTTTTTTATTTTTATAAAATTTTATAAATTCTTCTTGTAACTCTTTTTTTCTATTTATCCTAAATCCAATTTTACTACAATAATCAAAAGTATTAATAGTAAAAGTGAATGCCTCTTTTTGAGACCTATTATTAGATTGTTTCCTCATCTCCCCCGTTCTAACACCTAATTTATTAATTATATTTTTAAAACTATCAGTCCAATAAGATATATTTTTAAAACCTATTCTATATCTTATATAACCGTCAAAAGCATAAACTTTTGAAATCCACCCATCTGAATCCATTAGCCCTTGACAAAAACTTTTTTTAAACTCTTTATTTTTATATACGAATAAAGGTATTTTTTTCTTATCTTCTGTTAACTTCTTTAAAAAAAAGACAATTTGTTTAGAACAAACAACAAGTTGATAATAAGAAATTTTTCCTTCTTTTTTTACAGTTTTTATTCTTCCTTGCTTATCAAATAGATTATTAACTATATCTTGACACTTCTCGCAGAAATCATAATCTTCAGATGTTATAGAAAATTGATAGGTATCCTTACCGACATATAAGCAACCGTCCCCTAAAAGAGATCCTATTAAATAAGCAAAATCTTTTGTATATACATCCTTTAAAATATCAATATTTTTAATCATATCTATTTTCTTTCTAATTTAAAGTACCTTCTAACATGAATCTTATCACTTTCATATACTAATTATAACATTTTTTAATAAATCCTTCAAATAAGATCCAAAAAATGTATATACTTTTTAAAAATGTGAGCACAAAAAAAGAGTGAGCCATTTCTGACCCACTCTTTGATTTTAACTAAATGCTTCTAAACTACTTACTATGAAGCGTTTGCATCAACCATAGTTATTTGACTAATTGCATAGTCGTTTATAACTACGATTCCAACTTCCTCGTAAATTACCCAGCCGAGTCTAAGTTTCTTTGGATCATCTGCTGGAAGCACTGTAATATCCTGGCGAATCGGAAAGGCCCCAACTGTTTCAGGACTAGCTACTACAAGAACAGTCGTGCTACCCATTCTACTTGAAACATGGATATCAGCAGTCCACAAGTGACCATAAAGGCCAGTTGTAATTATTTCTCTTTGTGTTGCTTCGTCATAGAAGTCCTTGCCAAATGTTCTGATGCTAGCATACTGGAAAGCATGAGTAACAATTTTGGCAGCTACAAGATCATGTTGCTCGATCTGTTTAAAAGCTTCATTCAACGCAGGAATAGTAAGTGTTCCGTAGTTGGTAATACTCTGTGCTGCAGGGCATGCAGTCGTAAGAGCGTTAAAGATATTGCTATCTTCTTCTTTTTGAATTGCTTCTTTCGCCTTAATCTGAGCCCTGTCTACGATGTAGAATCTACGAGCCTTGATTTCTGCAAGACGAACTGTTGGGTTCGCGGCGATCTCGAAAGTAGGAACAAGCACTTCCTCACCTTCTTGAATTTGATCAGGTACAGCACCTCTTCGTGAAACTACCCATGCAATAGCGGCAACGTCACGCTCGTAACGAGCAAGTGCTCCCTGTGGGAGTTCGTCAACCATAAGTAGTTTTCTACCTACAGCTTGATACTCTAAAGCTCTACGGATTGGTTCTACCATTGCCTGAGCAAGGGCAGTACGACCTTCATCGCTCTCAAGAGCTTGAGAGATAACCATTTCTTTTTCTTGGTCTGTTAAACCTTTTTTATCAAAAGCCATTTTCTTTCTCCTTTTATTCTTATTTTTAGGTATTAATCAAAATCCTAAAATATAAATTAATATTAACACTGTTTCTTTTTTCGTATTATATACGAAGAACTACTGGGAAATAATCTCCCAAAGTCATACTGCCATTAGTCGTGTCAGTTCCAGGAACACCACTATCATACGCTTGACTTGCACCAACAGAAATAGCAACGTTCTCACCTACTACTGCTGCCTGAACCAACCATGATCCATTGCCACCTGCTATACCAGTTCCGAACAAGTTACCTGCTGCAGGAGCTGCAGAACCTGTATCAAGCAAATCATCACTAATCCAGAATTTTCCACCACCATTATAAACAGTGATTTTCTGGCTAGCTGTTGTTTCATCATAAAAATCTGAAACTCTGTTTTCAGTCCAACGAGTTCCAGCACCATCAGCACCAATAACAACCTGTGCAGAATATGCAGTTGTTGAACCTTCTGCTGCAAGAGCAGAATCTCCAGCAATACCAATACTATCAGTAGCAGTAGCTGCTGTTTGAGGAACAACCAAATTCGCTGTAAGCATTACTATATTACCAGCACTGATTGCGGCAGCGCCAACTGGATACATGTCTGCAACTACGTGATACTCAACTATAAGAGCCATAATTACTCTCCTTTATTTAAAAAATTTCCATTTTACTTGTTGTAAGCTTTTCTCAATTGTTCCGTATCATTGTTATCAGCATCTTGATTTTGTTGTTCTAGGGTGAATAATGAAGATAACTTTTTACTTAAATCATCTTGAGCATTTCTTACACTACTTGCCTCATTTATTTGTACGGTTTGAGACATACCGTCCGAAACAGTGTCAAGTCCTTTTACATTAGCAAATATGGCTTTTTCAATATCTTGAATTTGCTTAGGCTTATAGGCTCTCAACTCACTAATTTTAGTTGGGAGATCGGCAGGTACGATATGATTTGCTTGAAGCATTCTGCCAGCTACCCTAATAGCCTCGGACTCCGAATCGCCATCAGCGATTACTGTGCCTTTATCTTTTGTAGTTTTTTCACTATCTAATTCTTCCTGACCCTGCTGAGCATTACCTGTAAATATTTCAGGTTGATCTTTAGGAGTATCAGGTTTTGTACCTATTGTTTCTTTTTCATGACCCATCATTCCGCTATCGCTTTTAACTTCTGATTCATTTATTTCATCAGCATCGAATTTTTCTTCTTTCCCGATAGTTCCCCCATCAGAGATAGGTTGAATATCAGGATCTTTTGCTACAGGTTCTTTTGGAGCAAGTTTTTTAGCAATTCTATCAGCTAAACTATTAACTCCTTGTTTTGCCGAACCAAAACCCTTCATATGCATTAAGTCTTCATCTATAGAAGCGAGTTCTGTTTTTCCTTGACCCTTATCGCCGCCTGTATAGGTATTATCTCCACCAGTATAACCTGCTTCTTCCTCATGTCCCATAGTAGCATTTTCTGATGGAACAACAGGTTGAGGTTTATCTTGTGGATTCAGGTCAGTAGGTTCTTGACCCATTGTTGCATTATCTCTTGGAACGCTAGGTTTTACTGCTGAAGGAATAGTTTCATTCTCATGCCCCATTTGGCTTCCACCTTCACCTGCTGTATAGGTTCCGATATCGCTAACATCTTGAGCTTTTTCTTGAGAAATTTCTTTTTCCCCAGCGGTTTTATTTATAGCGGCAATAACACTGGAAAGATCCATTTGTGTTTTACCGACTTTACCAACATTCTTTTCCATTATATAAGCTTCCTTAGTCTCTGTTCCTGTCCCTGCTAACATTGGGTTATTTTCTTCCACTCCAACAGGTTGTTCTTCTTCCCCTCCAACGGGTTGCCCATTGACAGTAACATTAACTTTCGAAGGTTGTTCTGGAAATCCTCTTTCTTTTTCTACAACATCTGCTCCGTTACCTTGTTCAGCATCAAATCCAACTTCCATAGGTTTCATATCTCCGCCCATTTCACCGCCCATTCCTGGATCTTCTGTGGGCTTCATATCTCCACCCATTCCTGGATCTTCCATAGGTTTCATTTCATCTAATTCTCCTGGGCCTATTTCTTCTATAGGACCTTCTCCACCAAGATCATCAATAGGACCTTCATCCCCAATAGGAAGATCTCCTACTTCTTCGCCTTCTCCCATTTCTTCTCCAATTCCTTCTTGTCCTTCTCCCTCTGCTACTTCAATAGCTTGTTCAAGTTGTTCTACTATATCAATAGGAAGTTCTAAAGTAACTGTTGCCCCATGCTCTTCTTCAAATGGATCACCTTCTTCCATTACAGGAACATCAGGATCAACATCAGGAGTTTCATTAAATTCATCTTTCCCTGTTATTTCATCTGCTAAGAAATCTTCTCCATCTGCTACTGCGACTTTAAGAGCAGAACAAACTTCGGCTGCTTGTCTTAAGCCATAGCCAGAACGAACTTGATGAGTAATACACTCTTCATCTCCATCACAATCTGACCAATTATCAGCTAATTTAGCAGCAATCTTAGATGTATAAATATCAGCTTTTTTCAATCGGTTGCAAATTGATACAGCAAGTGGTTTACCCTCATCTGGGCCACTCAAGCACACAGCATTTGTTCCGAATCTTCTTGCTAGTTTCTCAATACAAGATTCGATTGGGAATTTATCTCCATATCCACCATATGCCAATTTATAATCTGCAATAACTGATCCTTTTTTATCTGCTGTCTTAACAGTTCTTAAAGAACCAGCTTGCTTTAATTTAATAATTGTTTCTACTTGATCTTTAAGATCCAACTGATTGAAATCTGCTTCGGTTATTTTCATGCTCCCAAGAGCTTTTACAAATCTTTGTTTTGCTCTATCGCAAGATGGGCAAATTGTATTTGCGGTTCTTGGAGACCATTCCCACTGAGCATAAGGTTGTTTACCATCTTTAGAAACCATATAAGAAACTTTATATTTTGTTCCTGTGTCAAGACAAATATGATTTCCATCTCCCAAATTAACAGTATTAGCCTTACCTGTGGCAGGGCTAATTTCGCCTACTTTAATTTTTGCTTCAGCTACTTTCTTAATTGCACCTGGAATTATTTTTGTAGTAGCTGCAAATTTCACTACTCTATTATTACTAACTGAAGCTGCCGCTGGAATGTCTCCCATTTCTTGTTCCATATTACCTGGGCCTTCTCCCAAACCTTCTTCAGTTGGCATTTCAAATCCTTCTCCTTCAAAGCCTTCTTCAACTTCTTCTTCTCCACCTTCAGAAGGAGTTACACCTTGCCATTTAGTAACATTAACTTCTACTTTATAAGTCATTTCTGAACCACAATTACCACACTTGCCCTTACCATCAAGAACATCAACATCATCGCTACCACAAACAGGGCAAATTGATCCTGGTGGTAGTGGTTCAAGATTATCAGTTAACTCTCCTTCTTCTTCTCCCATAGCTCCTGGCTCTTCAGTAAAACTTTCCATTGGGGGAGCGCCTACGCCTGGAGTTCCTGGCAATGTTGCGCCAGCACCTGGAGCCTGACCAGCACCTCCCATGCCTCCCATTTCTCCACCCATCATCTGAGCAGTTTTTTTAATTTCTGTTTTAGCTTCTGCCATACATTCTTCTGTCCCTTCTTCTATCCCTTCTTCAGGGCATTCTCCATTAATATCAGCATCGATATCTTCTATAGGACCTTCTATAATATCTCCGATATCATCAGGAACAATCTCCTCTTCTGCTCCATCCTGAATATCTATAATTAATTCTCCATTATCTCCAACTTCGATTTTGATAACAGCGGCTGCAACAGATTCATCATCTATCATTTCTTGTGCAAATTTCTTTACGCCAGCTACGAATGCTGTTTTATCAGTAATGGGAACTCCAATATCTTCCATTGTTGCTCTAATTTGATATTTTCCATCTTCTGGTTTATCTAATTCTTTAATTGCAGATTCAATAGCATCTGCCTTTGTAATAATCTTTGTATCTGATAATTTATTAATTTTATTTTCTACAATAGAATTAACTTTAGTCATTTGCGATTCATTATTAATAATATGCCCGACAGTATCAAAAACATCTTCTGCTTTCATCCCGAACTGAGCATTAGAAGCTGCCGATACGATCAAAGCATCAATAGTTGAAATTGTATTTTTAGAAGCTGTTTTAGCAAAATAAGAAGCATTAGAAGCAATTGCCTCTCTATTATCTTTCTTATGAGGTAAGGAATTAAGAACTGCTAAAAAAGAAACTTTTGCTTTTGTATCGGTATCATCATTAATAATAGAAGCTATTTTTTTAATCTCATCTGGAGATTTGCGATAAGTAGAAATCATATCTGCTAGAATATTAGTAGCAGTTTTAACAAGAGAAACGGAATAATCTTTATTAGCCCATCTCTTCAAACCATCTGTCATTGAGATATTTCTCAACTGGTCTTCTGTGATAGTCTCAAGATTACCTACAAATTTATGATTACTAAGAAGATCCCTAATTTGAGCTTGGGTAATAGATTCTGTATAATCATCTGGGAGATTACCAGCAATATCTCTACTGAAATCATCCCACTGTTTCTCTGTAATAACATCTGAGTAATCATTAAAATGGATTACCGCTTCTCCTAAAGCGCTTTGAGTCTTTAACTGATCTTCTGTAATTGTTTCATACGTACCTGTTCTCACTTGTGGACTATCAGAAGTCGTATCATTACTTTGCTCGGAACCGCCTATTTGTTCTTTACTTTCAGTTATCCCTTCATAAACTTCCTCTGTTCTTGGATGAAGAGTCTCTTCTTCTTTTATAAGCTGTTTCTCAGTAATGACTTCAAGATTCTCTGTCCCAGCCGCCACTTTTGTAGCTTTATTATCAGTAGCCATTTTTGCTCCTATATTTAATTGAGAATTAATATTTTTATTTAAATTACGTAGACTCTCTTCTAAAGAATCTACTTTACTAATTAGTTTTTGACTTATTCGTGAAAAATCCTCTATTTTTCTTGAAGAATTTTTCGGCATTGTCACATTTCCTAGATCTCCAAGACCAGAAGTTTGGCTTCCAGCGGATGGTAATTCTTGCTGAGCTGCCATTTGTTCTGGAGGAAGCGGTGCTGGGAATTGATCAGCAACTATTGGTTGATCTCCATCTGCAGCCGTAACTTGTGGAGAAGGTAATCCCCCATAACCCATTTCTGTCAATTCATCAAAAATGCCTTGTACGTCTGCCATAGCCTTAACAAGCTCACTAACGTACTCCATCGAGACATTTTCTTTTTGTTTTAACATACTTTTAACGACAGTTTCCATTTCTGTCATACTATTTTTAAGTGACTCAAGCTCTTGTACCCCACCCAACTTGATAAGCATCTCATTATCTTCTTCTTGCAGATGTGCTTCTTTAATAAGATTCCCTATTGTTTTATTAAAAGATGCTACTTTTTTTTCTAAAGTAGGAACATTAAGAACACATTTTACCCCACAATCCTGACAAGCTGGATTAACTACAAAACTATTTTCAATAAACTTTAGCCCGTAGTTATGTTCAAAAATAGCCTGATCTGCATGTTTGAGAGTTTTGATGTTATCTTTCGCGCTCCCGCAAACAGGGCATTTTTCGTCCTTATCTGTTGGGCTGTTATGATAAGCACATTTCAAGTCTCCAGTATATTTCCTATTCTTTCTATTTGATACATGAGAACAATAATCTTCTGATGTATTTGCCTTGTTATGGCAAACAGAGCAGATACTAGATTCCACAGAACATCCCATTGACGTTCCTGTTATATATCCTTCTTCTAGTCCTCTTGCAAGTCTTGGATAAGCTACTTTATCCACTCTCCCAATTATATAAACTCCTCCTTCTTTTGGGTCATACCACGAATGGACACATTCTCCTCTTGCCTTCTCTACATCATCATTTTGATGATTGGTAAAGAGAGGAACGCCTACGAAAGAAGATGTTGCTAATTTTAATTCTTTTTCATTAAAGGCATCTCCATTATCATTAGGTTCATCTTTTTTAATTGCAAATATTTTAATATAGAGATGGTCTGGGTGTTCTTTAGTAGCTTCTTTTAAATTAAAACCTCCTAGATCTTCTCCTTCTATATTAATAGAAGCAGTTTTTATTTGATCGGGAAAATTATAAATATCCCAACCTTCTCCTGTTGGTTTATTAAGTGCTGTAACTTTGCATTTATGTGAAAACCTTGCTATTTTATACATTGCCATTTTTATTTTTCCTTGTTTACCATTCTTTATCATTATTTTCTAAATCTTGAGTTATATTAGAATAATGCTCTTGAATTTCTGAATATACATTGTTTTTTAAATCTTTATTTTCTGGGCTACTAAGAAAAGATGTTAGATCTTCTTTACTAACAACATCTGTTGCTAAAAACTCAATTTCTCCATTTGCATCATTAACCCAGTAAGAAATATTAACTTCAACATCTGAAGGAGAAATTGCTCCTTCTTCTATAATTGGTATAGCCGTAGAAAATTGACCTTTCATCGAAGGATTTTTTTTATAATATCTATTTAAAGTTCCTGGAGAAAACATAGGAGGAGCATATGCTTCCTTCTCTATTTTCTTATAATTTTTAGTTTTTAATATTTTCACTATAAATAATTACCTTTGTGGATTAGTATGTAAACTACCTATTTCTTTTACTTTTGCATCTTGTTGTTCGAAAGAAAAACCTCTACTTTTTAATTCCTGTCTATAAACAGATGCTTGATCAAAATATTTACCTTGATTTGAGCTAACTCGAGAAGCTTCAATAGCATCACTTAAAGCACCTAATAAAGATTCTGTATCCATCTGTTTTGCCTTTTGTCTCTCATGTTGAAAATTAACCTTATAAGGATTCATATCTCCAAATGTATCAGCAAATTTTTTAGTTTTTATAATTTTCATTATAATTTTTCCCCGCAAGAAGGACAAAATTTCATTTTAAAAAGAACACAAGTCCCACAAGAAGCACAGCAGAGCTTACTATCTTCTTTCTCCTGTTCTTCTACTTGTTCTTTTCTTACTCCAAACGTATAATTTTTATTATCTTTTTGACCACACTTAAGCATCACAATTATCTCCTTAAATTAGTTGACTCTGTTGTTGACCTGATGGTACTGGTCTCCCCAAAGCCCCCAATACGTAATCTTTTACTTGTGCTATTTGTTCTGTAGAAAAATCAGGAAATTCTTGACTAATAGCCTGATACATATCTCCCCCACTATGAACAACCTGTTGAATATTTTGCAACTTGGCACTCCATATCTGAGGGTCATATTCAGAACTTTTCATTATTTCTCTGTCTTGGTACTTTTTACTTTTTATAATCTTCATAGATATTTTCCTTATTCTATTCCCTATTCTGTGTAAACAAAAAAATTCCTTTAATTATATCAATTTAGGCTTGCTCCAATTATCTACTGCCCATAACGGTTGGATATTGAATAACGACCATCATTCCTTAAATTCCTCATCATCAAAAGAATTAAATTTAAAATTACATTTTGGAATTATATGATCTATATGCCATCCATATTTACCATAATTATCCCAAGACATCCCATTTACAAACTGCTTTTCAAGATGATCCATTAATTCTTTTCTTGAATATCCAACAAGATTCTCCCACCTTCTTCTTTTCTTTGATAATCCATCTAACTTTAAAGAATGCCTTATATTCCTTGAAACATTACTATGTATCTTTTTCTCGATATCTTTCATAAAACAATCTTTACTTTTTTTCGGATGATGATTTCTATAATATCTCTTAGATTGAATCAATATCTTTTCTTTATTTTCTTCATAATATGATTTATGATATTCCCTTACAGATTTTTTGTTTTCTTCATAATATTCTTTTTTTCGTTTCTCATTTTTAATATAAGATTCTGATCTCTCGTCTCTGTGTTTTTGACGATTTTCTTTACGTTTTTGATTGTAATAATCCCTATTATTCAAATAGTTATTTTTGTTGCTACAAATCTTAGAGCAACATTTAGAATCTCTCCTTTTTTTTCTCAAATTCTACACCACATATCATACAAATTAACATCATGTTATTATCCCTTAACGTGCCTTGGAATTTCGATAGTGGCTAATTGTTCAACAGTATAATTAGGAGCACCTTTAGGAAATGGAATACCCCACTTTTCAGAAGCGTGGCTAAGAGCAGCTACTGAACTGGTGAAATATTCACCACTTGGAGCATATACTTTTGCTTTGGGGTCATCTGGCAACTTCTTAATCCCAGAAAAGAATCGTTTTGCCCCATCTCTAGTTAAAGAAGGTCCCATAACCACAAAATAATCAGAGTTTGTAGTATAGTCGTGACCTTCCCATCTTATATAAGATAATTGACCAAGCTGTTTGTCAAATCTCTTTTTTAATTTTTGAGATCTTTCATGGTACCCTGGTTTCCAATCAATCCCTCTATCTCTTATTCTTTTTCTGCCCGAAAATTTAAGTAGTGTCTCCATTTTCTATATTCCCTATATATAAAATTTGTCCGTGTGGGATAGATGTCCTACTACAGCCTATCTTTCCTTTAGAAAGACAATATTCATACAAAGGGTTCGTCCCGTCTCCTTCTACAGAAGCTGTTTTTATTAAAGCTCCATCTTCTGCTTTTTTTCTACTTTTGCTTGCATCTGCCATATGGCTAACAATTGTATCTCTTACTGCATCTATATTTTCATTTACAGCAGCCTCATTAAATCTCAACACTCTCCAACCCACATTAGCTAATTTATTATCTCTCTGAAGATCTCTTTGCTGAAAATCCTCTCTCTCATGCCAAATTGCTCCATCTACTTCTATCCCAACTCCGATTTTTGGATAAGCAAAATCAATAGCATAAGGTCTTGACTCTCCTGGAACTTTCACCTGATACTGAGCAAATAAATCATGAGGAGTATTCATGTCCGAAAGAGTCCTAAACATTTTTTGTTCTAACTTTGTTAGTTTAATCATTTTTGGAGGAAGAGTTTGTTCTTCTTCTTGTTTATTTTTAGAACCTCTTTTCCCTATTTTTGGCAACTCTCCAGAAGCGGCCGCTCCCATAGATGGTGCTCCCCCAGCACCTCCCATTGGAGCGCCTCCCATGCCTCCCATTGGAGCACCCCCCATTTCACCGCCTGGAGCGCCGCCTGGCATACCTCCACCCATGTCTCCACCTGGCATACCTCCAGCCATACCTCCACCCATATCTCCACCCATCGGGCCTCCACCCATTGGAGCGCCGCCCATTGCATCGCCGCCCATCCCCGCTACCATCCCATTTGCCTGGGCCATAATTTGTTCTTCTCTTATTTTCTCAACTTCTGAATCATAATCTAAATCCATTTCTTCAAGAACTGTTTGTGCTGAAACCATTCCTTTATCATACATTTGCATTAAGGTTTGTATTCTATTTGTTTTATCTCTAAGCTGTAAATCATTCCATGTAAGTTTAGGATATAAATAAGCTATTTCTTCAATCTCTTTAGATTCCTCTTCATCTATAAACCCCTGCATCATAGCCACAGGTTTAAAAATATTAATTTCTACCCATGTTTTTAATTTATTTCTCCAGTTATCTAATCTTCTAATAAGAACTTCAATACCAACTTGTGCCGAATTGCCCTGAACAGTTACTACTCCATTTCTCATAGTAACAAATAATTCATAAGGAACAGAAAAACAATATACATTATCGTTATAAGGAACTCTTGTTATCTCTTTCCCTGCATATTTTTTAGATTTAGAATAAAGAGTAGGAGTTCTTCCCTTAAACCCCTTAGAAATATATACAACATATTGTTGATGCCTAGTTATATATTCATGTCCATTTTTATTAAAATATTTTTTATTCTTAGATTCTTTTTTATTATATTCTCTAATTTTAGTTACATAGCCACATTTGAATGCTATTTCTGCAAAATCTTCTGCAAGTTGTTTACTAGAAGTATAATAAGATTGACCTTTAACTTTTCTATTCTCTCCAATATGATTATGAACACAACCATCTCCATTAATCATAGCTTCTAATACTATCTCTAAACATTCAGGTGTTAGATTTTTTACAAATGGAGAAAGTTTTTTATTAATAAATCCTTTTCCAAAATTATTACTAAGATATAATGCTAAATCTGGCTTATAAGTAGATACATGCGTTTTTCCTACATAATGTTTCTCAAACATGCTATCAAATAATTCTTCAATATCTTCTCTTGCCTCACTATCTCTATTTTGACTAATTCCAACAACTGTTTGTTTTCTTGTTCTATTTTTTCTTTTTTCTTTAGTAGTCCATCCCTCAGAAACATAGTATCCAACCATTTTACAATAGTCATAAATAGAATACTTTTCATCTCCTATTTGAATTGATTTTTGATATTCTCCTTCATAACCATCTACTGCTCCTATAAATTTAGATCTTGAACGAATTTCATCCGCTCTCGTAAATTTGTAATCATTAGATCCTCTTTTAGCACTCCACATCCTATGATTAGGAGTTACTAGAATATCTATTTTATCAGTGTTAAAGTGAACCATCTCTCCATCATAATCATAAACCATTTTCTTATATGGAAGATGATATTCTATTTTTTTAGTCTCAGGATTATAACAAGCGATCTTATCTTTCTTAGGATCTATCTCCCGATAACTTTTAAAGCCAGAATCACAAAGAGTTTTGGTATCAGCACTTAGGCACGTATATCCAGCCATTTCCCCATTTAATATAGCTTGATTAAGCATAAGACCATCAAGAATTTCTTTTCCAACTTGTTCTATTTCTGCTGTAATATTATGAATTTTTCCTGTTGCTCCATACCACTCATAATCAAAAGCGTGATGTGTAACAATAGTCAAATTAGGGTCATTAGCAACTGCCGCTAGTTGATTCTGAACGTCTTGCAAATCAGTATCAGTTGCAGGTCTATCTTTATCCCCCACCTTTACAACCCTAACAGGAAGAATTAATCTTTCAGCAACAATCCAGTTAGCAGTCATAATTTTTGTTTTATAAGCTAAAACTGTAAATAACCTTTGGAGCATTGATGTCCCATATGTCCCATAATCACTAGCATTATGTTTTAAATGACTAATACATCTATCTGACAATCTAACAGGCTGACCAGACGAAACCGCTCTAATCAATCCTGCTGGCAAACTATCATATATACTTCTTGGTTCTTTTCTTGAAACAATAAGTTTTAATTCTTCATCTGGAACTAGATAATACTCTGGATTACTTGCTAAGGGATTATCTCTGACATCCAGATAATCAGGATTCATCAACTTGATACTTTTAAAAGTTCCATCAGCATGATTACATAATTCTCCATCTGCTTTTCTTCCCTTCCCTCCACAATTAGGACATTCTATTTCTGCAAATGGGAAGACATCACCAATAAGAAAATATTCATGGCTAATAGCATTAAGCTTTTCTGGAAGATCCAGTTTCTCTGATAACCTCTCATAAAATTTTAAGATTTTCTTAGATTTACATTCTAATTTAAAACCATTCATAGAAAAATTAGAATAAAAATCTACTCCTGCTGCAACCTTAGGTTCGTTCATGTAGTAAAAACGAGACCATTGCATTATCTCTCTTCTACGACTTGCTATCTGCCAATTCTGAGGTGTATGTAACGGGGAAAAGAACATGGGTTGCGTCATTGCAACTCCAGCTCCTGATCCTGCAAATTGTGCATTTTTTGTAATTGGAATATTGACTACTGTAGAATTAGGCCAACCGCTTTTGCTAACTGGAGCATTAGCAGCAGGTGCATTATAAGCTCCCGATGCAGCAGCAAGTCTTTGTTTATTTTTTGGTGAATTATCTGGTAAAATAAATTTTGCCATTTTCTATCCTTTAATTTTTACCCATCTATTGCTAAATCCGTACATGATCTCATAATTTCCTCTTTCCTTACATCGACATTTTCCATCATTTTTCTTTTGGGATCTACACACATTCTGAATTCATCTGATGTATATTCATCTTTCACCGTATCTTCATCATGTTTTGCATGGTCTTTGTTTTTGTCTTTTCGTCTCGTTTGCTTAGAAGAAGCAACAGAGACCACGTTACTCACAAAATCTAATTTTGGACCATAGTCCTTATATCGTTCTCCCTTTTGAGGAACTTTGCGAGGATGTGGTCCTCCTTGAATAGGAGTCATAACCATATGACAACTTTGACATTCTTGTGCATCTTGAGATACAGATGCTCCACAATATGGGCATACAGAAATTGCCTGGGTAGGGTCTTTCTCTCCAGGCAATTTTAGTGGTTTTAGTGGTTTTAATTCTTTAAGATCGTTTATAGGTTTAAGTTCTGCTAACTTTTTTTTTTACTTGCCTCTTTCCAGTTAAAAGGTTTTGAAGTATCAATAGCTCCTTCTATATCACCTTTAGCTCTAGCATCTTGCAATCTTGATTCTGTATTACCATACTCAGGAAGAATTGGTCTTCTTGTCTGCCCAGGTTTTAGTTGCATATTGCTTGTTTCTGGAATATTTCTATCAATTTCAAAACGTTTATTAAGATATCCACCGACCCATTCCCCATCATTATTTTTATAAGGACGTGAATATTTATCCATTATATTGTTACGCCAAATTGTTTCGTAATCAATATTCCAAATATTATCAACAACAAGACCAAATCCTTTATTCCTTTCAACTATATGCCAATCAGAAACTGGCTGATGTAAGAAAGGATCTATTCTTGATTGACTTGGTCCCCACAAAATAGCATTATCTAAAGATTTATGTTGTGCTGTCTTTGTGAGATTATATACTTTTTTCTTATTTTTGTTAACAACTCCTTGAGCCAACTTTTTAATTGTTTTTTCTATTTCTCCAACTACTGTTGGTGTTCCCATTATCCCTTGCTCCTCTCTTAAAGGAAATAAATTATCTGAAAATACTTTTGCTGCAATTTGCCCTTTTATTCCCTCATCATCAGCATCATAATATTGTTCCATTCCTGTTTTAAGATGATCTCCTGCTACACCACCCACTTGCTGAAGAACTTGAGACATATCTGTATTATCTGCCCATCTCCTAAAATCTTCTATTTTTTCAAACGGAGGTTGAGGTATTGACATCATTTGTTCTTCTTCTAACTGGTCCCCCATCATTTCTGGAGTTTCATTAAACTCATCAAAAGAAACAGGATTAGGAACTTGTGCTTTTTTAAGATTAAAAGCTTTAACAACTTTATTTTTAGATTGAAAAGTTTTATTAGTTAAATTAGCAACAGCCTGCTCTGTACCCCTTATATCTGTAGCTGCGTCTTCTAACCCTTCTGATCTCAAACTTTCAGAATAATTAATAACCTCCTGTGAATTATTAACATTCTCTAATCCCAAAGGAGGAGATGTCATAAAATCTTGAATATTATTATATTCTGGGAACATAGCTAAAACCTTATTTGATGCAGCAATAAAATTAAGATCATTAGTAGGATCAGTAATCGCTGGTATTGGTGCTATTCCTTGAGATTTTTTTAAATTAAAAGACATTAATTACTCCGATTTATTAAATAGGCTTTCCATAAGTTTTTGTGTTACTTCTTTAGAGGTAAGAGATTTTCCTCCACCTCTCCATGATTCATCTTCTTGTCCTTTTTTCTTTTGGACATCTTCGGAAACTTTTTCGCCGCCTGTTTTTTCTTTTACTCTCATAAAATCCTTATCATCAAATATACTCATATTATTATTTTGAACTTTATAATTTGTTCCGCTTAAAGTTCCAGCAGGAGAAACTGATGAAGCCTTGCCTTGAATAGTAGATTTTAAAGTATCTACTAAATTGTCCATTCTTTTTTGCTCTGCCTCTCGCTTATTAGAAGAGATATGAGCCTTTTCTTGAATAGTTTTTGTTTTATTATCTATTTCTTGAGATGCCTTACTATTTCTGTTAGCATCCCATATAGTATTAGAACTATTCCCCTTAATGTACTTGGAAGGGCCTCCCTCATCTGATATATTACCAGTTGTTGCTGATGAAATATGTTGCGTAGTCATAAACCCATCATCTTTATTAGACAATTTTTTAGATTTTTGTTCTTCTGCTATTTGGTTCAAAGTTTTTTCAGGTGTAGCCTCTGATTTTACAACTTTTTCAGAAGATGTTTCATTATCCAAAAATTTAATTTTGTGTTGATCTGACATTCTTTGGATCATTATTTATCTCCAATCATATATTTTAATTTATTAACTATTTTATCTTTCTGATCTTTTATCATTTCTGTCATAGAAGAAGCAGCTTTCATAGGTTTTTGTTCAGCTTTGCTTTTATCTGGCTTCCCATAGACTTGATCAAGATTATCATGTGTCATGTCTTCTTCGGGATCTGACAGATCTGCTGACGTAAATTTAATAGTCCATTTACCATCTGAGCGTTCTGCCCCATTAAAATTCAATCCAAACATCTTATTAACTTCATGAGAAATCTCTTTAAGTTCTTCGTTTTCTACTGTATCTGTAAAGCCTTTTTCATCAGGATATTTTTTATCTGGTATTACTACCTGAATATCTTTAACCCCTTCAGGAGATATAGATTCTTTCACAAACTCCGCTTTAAAATCTTGTAATCTTCTTCCAGGATATCCGTAACTTTGAAGTTTTTCGTACACATATGTGGTAAGAGTTTTTCGACCATTTTCTTTTGGAGCTAATGCCTCATCTTCCCCTGGTTGGATACTAACATCATCATTTACTCCATTAGTATCATCTATCCCATTAACATCATCTATTCCATTAGTATTACCTACATCTTCTTCCATAGCATTTTCTGTTTCCATTGGACGAGAAAGATCCTCATCAGCAATAGATGATTCCCCAAAACCTTCCGACAAAGGATTAGAGAAATTCTGTGCTACCATTACTCTAGTCTTACCTGTTGGTACAAGATCCATATCACTAACTCCATTAATAAAGGTTATCTATCTTACTTATCAGCAATCATGGCATCTGCGTAATCATCACCATAAAGCTGTCTCCAGTATTCCTTTAAGAAACCTTTATTCTTTTCATCAAGATTACCGACTTTAACAAATTTAACTTCATTAGAAGCATCTTTTTTCTTATCATCTTTATCATCTTTATCATCTTCCTTAAAAGGACATTTTTCTCCAGCTTCTTGTCTTTTTCCCTTGTCGCTCTTTGCCTTTTGTGCAGAACCCTCATAAGGACCAGTCCCATCACGTTTCCCTCTTTCTGTTTTCCCAGCTTCTTTTGTTTCTTCATCCGCTACTTCTTTTTTATCTTCTTCTTTATCTTCTTCATCGCCATCTCCCTGTTTTGCTTTAATTTTTTCTTTTAAAGCATCAGGTAACTTTTCCTGAGCAGGAGTTAATTCTGCCTTTTTAACTTCTTCTTCAGTCGATCCGCCCTTTTCCTCTTTTGTGGGAACTTCTGGATCGTTAGTGAATTTTTCTTCACCTTCTGCTTTTGGCTGACCAGAATCTGGACCTTCAGCATCTGGTTCCTTAGTAGCTGTAGCAGATTTTTCATCTGTGTCCTTCTTAGCACTAGGGCCTGCCTTAGGCATTGTTGTTGATTCTCCTGTTTGATGGAGAGGCTCAACATCTAGTTGACCACTTGAGTCTGCTTCTTCTTGCTCTGCTGTTTTAACAGATGCCGTTTTTACCTGATTTGCTTTCTTATAATCAGCAACGAAATCCTCAAAACTCCTTGCTGTACCTGTACTAATTCTATTAGTAATAAGCTTCATAGTTTTATTCTCCTTATATTTTTATAAAATCTATGCTATATATTCTCTATTATTTTAAATATTTTATTAAAAATCCTTTTTTTTATTTACTTATTTTTAATCCGTGATTATATGAACCAGTTTTCGATCTCTGTTCATTTATCATTTTTAATCTATTTTGAATCCTCTGTTGAAGAGGAATTAGGACATCTTCTCCCATTGTTTCTATCTGATCCAAATCAATCATATTGGGTTTTACTCCCTGTTGAGGATTAAATGATTGTTGAGCACCTTGAGGAGCACCTTGAAGAGTACTTTGAAAATCACCTTGAAGATCACTTTGAGGAGCAACATTTTGAGACTGACCTAAATCCAAAGAATTAGATTCCTGACCAGACAAAACTCCTTGCAACCCACTAATTATATTCTCTAAAGAACCTCTTAAAAGAGTAGTTCTTTCTTCAGAACTATTTGAACCATACAATTTACTACCATCATTAATAAAACCCTGTAATAATGGGAGTGATTTAGACGCAAAATCCTTAGTTTCTTGATCTCCGCTAGTAACATATCCCGAAAATTCTTTAATCAAGCCTTGAGTATCATTCATAAATTTACCAAATTCTTTACTAACAATTGAGAGCATCTGTCCTTGTTGCTGCAACTGCTGTTGATTTGGCTGGCCTTGAACTTGCTGTTGCACATTTTGGTTATCAGCAGTTTGTGCTGGATCAATAGATGGATCAAGAGGAGCCTTTGCTGTATTTGCCGCGTCTTGATCTATTTGTTGAGATCTGTCCCGACCTATATTTTCTTGCTGAGCAGCTTCCCACGGATTATGAAACTTCCCTTTAGGATCTCTTAATTGTTGCGCTGTAACAACTCTTGTCTTTTTTCCAGCTTCTATAATTATAGTTTTACTTTTTGCCTGAGCTTGCTGTGGTTGTGGAGGCCCTGGTTGAGACATATTAAGTTTCATAAGCATGCTATTAGCTCTATTAATAACATCTTGCATTTTCTTAACAACGTCCGACTTTCCGCCTTCTCCTGTCCACCAATTTTTAACCTTATCCCAACCTCTACCTAGGGAACCCCATCCTTTATTACCTCCTTGAAATTGTGCTTCTTTTACTACATCTTCAGATAAAAAAAAATCTGATTCTTTTAGCATATCATAAGAAATCTTAGCGACCTTTTCTCCAAGATCTTTCATATTATTATCAGACAGAGTATCTGCTAGATCCATTAACTGAGAAGAACTTGCTAATACCTTATCCATGTGTACTTGAGATTCCTCTTCAATAGTTGAGTACACAGCTTCAGGTACAGAACCTCCTTCTTTGACTTTTTTAGATACTTTTGAGGTAAAAAGTTTATTCCATTCTTTTTCTTCTTTTGCACTAAGTTTTATATTTTGATCTTTCTTAGCGTATTTCTCCCATCCGCTTTTATCATCATTAATAGACTTTTTATATTCTTCTAAACATTCCATCCACACTTCTTGAGCTGGAGTTTCTGGTTGTGTCGTTCTTTTTTGTCTGTAGCAATTATCCCAACATCTCCTATTTCTGATCCAATAACCTTGGACACCAACATATTGTGCTATCTTTAGATTCTTTAGAGCATTTTCTGCCTTTTGGATAATAGCCGCAGATTTAACTAACCCTTTAGATTGGAATGCTTCTCCTATTTCTTTTAAATTCTCATTTATATTTTCCATATTATTATTCCCTTTATTAGGATTTTTAATCGTATTCTCTCTTGCCCTAAAAAATTGATCTTCATCAGTCCCTCTTTTTTTAGTAAAATTATAATCAGTTATATTATCTATTATAAAAGCTCTAATATGTCTTACTGATCTATCATAAGTTACTAAAATCAAACGTTTTGTCTTTTTAGCATAAAACTTATAATGAGGTTCTACTATCCTATTAATATTTACCCCACCAGTTTCAAGCTTTGGCAGATCCATCTCTCTTTTTAAATATTGCTTACCCCCTCTACCTTTTTTTCTTCCCTCTGTATTGTAAAAGATCTGAAGAACTCTTTGCTCTTCTATCGCAAAATCTATAGCTCTTTCAATATCAGATCCAAAACCCATCTTTGGATCAGCAGGATCTACTTTTGATTCTTCTGCTAAAGGAGTCTCCTGCTCTATCGCTTCTTCTTCTGTTGGAACAGCTAAGGGTTCTTCTACAATTTCTTCAAGAACTTCTTCTACAATAGGTTCAGCTTTAGGAACTTCTCTTATTTCTTCCCCATATTCATTTATTAAATTATCAACTAAAACATTATCAACATTATCATCAGTTACAGGAACTTCACCCCTGTCTAATGCATCATAATCAATTGTATCAACATCATCTAACTCATACTGGTCTATTTCTTCAACCGTATTATCATTAACCCAGTCATACAATTCACTAAACTGTTCTGCAAATTTTGAACTACTAATAATTCTCATTATCTTAAATTAAAGAAAAACAAACAAAATCCTTGATTATTTTTCTTTAATAATTTTTTGCATAGGAATTAAATCATTAGTTGATAAAGAAATATTTTCAAGATCATCTAATGGGATAGGTTCAAAATCTAATTCTATCTCTTCTATTAATAAAGAAGAAAACTCTTCCTGAAATTTATCCTTATTTTCATCTAAAACCTTCATTTCTTTTCCTTCTTCTTTTTCTCCAGCATATTTTTCTACTAATTTAATTCTTGCTTTTTCAAGAGTTTCCATTTCCACAGAACAATCTCTCAAAAAAGTCAAAAGACGATAAGACACCCTGATAGGGAGTTCTTTCTCTGTCAATTTTTGTAAATTTCTTGTCAAACCGTAAATTTCACCTAACGTAAACTTCATACTATCTTTCTCCTTAATTAAAGAACTTCACAAGAGTTGAGAAATCATCATTAATAACTTCAATCTTGCTTCCAATATTAATATTATTTTTTTTAAAAAAATCACTATTAGCCTCTATTGCCATATCACAATCTATATCACTATTTACACATCTGTCTGAACAAGGACTAATATATGATATCTTAACTATTTCTTTTTCTGGAGACACAAAGGCTATAGCTAAAGGAATATACGTATTCACTCCCCAGAATTTTAGATCTTGAGATCTTTTAAATTTAAAAAGCATACCATCATCTTCTCCTAGCCTTTTCCTAAACATTAAACCTTGTTGAAGCTGGTAAGGAGTCTCTGCTATATCTACATTTAGATAATGTTTAATCACTAAAATATTATCCTAACCTATTTCTACCAAGACCTTGCCCTTGCCCATTCCCGTATCCAGGACCTCCCTTTGAACATCCTCCTGTATTCCTACCAGCACCTCTACCAGCACCTCTACCTAAACCTCTTCCTAAACCTCTTCCTAAACCTCTTCCTAAACCTCTTCCGCATGGGCCGAGCCCTCTTCCCAAACCACAATCTAATCCTTTTCCTGGCCTAATTCTAAACCTCATTTTATTTCTCCTTATCTTTATAGATAAAATATTTATATTCTAAATCTAAATCCATATCTTTCTAGTTGATAACAAAAATCATCTTTCTCTTTCTCTGGGACTTCAAAAATCATCCCGTCCCCACTTACCTCTTCCATAGAAACATCGTCTATACTAGCTACATTATTAAACCATTTCTCTATTTCTTTCTGATTTGTAGATTGGACCATCTTAAAATGATTATCTACAATAATATCTTCTACTTCTGGAAGCACTCTATAAGTACTCTTAATCCCTCTACGCTGTCTTTCTTCCGTCCCCATCCTTACCAAATAATCGTCTTCTTTATACCTAAAGGTTAATTTGCCACCTTGAAAAACCATCATTTCTTGTTTAATGATATCGTACCAATTTAATTCTTCATCAACTTTTTCTTTACTAGGCTCTTCTTTAGTATCAAATAAAACTGTTATTTCTGGCATATTTATATTTTCTCGAATCTATTCCACCAATTAGATGCTACTTTAAGCAATTTGGCTGTTTTAATATTTTTAGTATTATTAAGAGCTTTATTATAATCGACAGAAGTTCCATCGTCCTCGAATATAGATCTTTCATCGCCAAGAATCATGACATTAATAACCTTTGAACCTTTCTCAGTAATTTCTATATTATCTCCAATAACTTTAATCAATCCAGCATCTGCCATCCTTCTCTGCTCTTCATGACCCAATGTTACAGGTTTCTTAAAACTCTTTTTCTCTTTTTTCTCTCCCGATCTCCATATATTATATAAAGATTTAGCAGCTATAGGGTCTACATAGTTAGGGCTCTTTTTAATTGTGTTTGTAAGCTCTGGCATAATCTCAATTAACTTATCCCATATAGATGATTGACTTTGTTTTTTCATTATAAGTTCCTTTTAATCTCTTTATTAATTTGATTAAACAATTAATATCTCAATATTTTTCGCTTCCTTTTTTCTCAAAGAAAGACGATAACCTTTAATTTTAATATCAAATGGATCTCCAAAAGGTGCTACTCTTTCAAGTTTCACCATTGACCCCTTTCCAAATCCCATCTCTACTAACCTCTTAACAATAGGTCCATCACCATTAACTTTAATTATTCTACCTTGTTGAGATGATTTCAAATCGGCTAATGTCATAATTTTATTTTCATTTTATAATTTTTAGTTTTTAATGTTTTCATTTTAATTAAAATGAGGGTTATTAAGCTTTGTTGGCTCATGAATAGGAATTTTTCTTCCGATACCTTCCTCTAACTGTCTTAAAGCCCCTTCTCTTCCCTGACTCGCATGATATAGTTCTCCTATCCCCTTAGGAAATGAATCTTCTTTGCTTACGCCCGTACTTTTTCTATATTCTCTTGCAAGTCTTTCTCTTAATTTATCTCTTATATACTTATCACCAATCCAATCTATCCATGCCTTAATAACCTCCACTCTTCTTAAAGTCTCTGATCCACCTTCTTGCCTTCTTTTTTCACTCTCATCTCTTAATTTATTCCCTTCTTCAAATATTTGATCTCGTTCTAATTCATTTTGCCTAGCATGTGGCAAAGAATAAAATGGCACTTTATCAGTAATAGTTGGTCTGAAACGTGATCTATTTCTATTTCTTGGCTGTATTCTCTTAGTGTACATAGTATCTGGAACTTTTTTAATTGTATCTACCCATTCATCTTCCGTCTCAGGAGAATAAACACTACCCTCAAAAGTAGATTCTATCTTTTTATAATTTGATGTTTTTATTATTTTCATTTATAAATTTCTAAGATAATTTACAAGATTAACTCTTTTCTTTCCATTAGATGACACCACATCAACAATAATTTTATTAAAATTATATCCTTTTCTCCAAGATACTAAATCCTTACTTGTCATGCTTCTAGCAAATTTTTCTGTTATAATTTCTCTCATTTATAAACCTCTACATTATTTAACCATTCCTCTGTAGGTTGCCAATTCTCAATATTATCCTGCATATAATGTAATTCTCCATGACAATTCCTACAAAGAACTATACACTTATCTATTTCTTCTAAAATAGTCTTATTAGAGAAAGACCTACTAACACACTCTGCTATAGTAAATTTCTTATCTTCTGGATTTAAGTGGTGAAATACCAAACAAAACCACCTTTCTTCCTTACATTTGCTACATTCTTTTTCTTTTTTCATACTATCAACCCATTCTCTTTTATTCTTTCGATAAGTCCTTTTCCTTTTATTTATATTTTCTTTATTATTTTTTCTATAATTTTTAGCATTTTTTGCTTTTTGTTCTTTAAATTTTCTTGTTGTTTTTTTTATATTCTTATTATAATATTTTCTTTTAGCTGCCCTATCCTTCTCTTTTTGTTTCTCTTGTACGCATTCTTTATTTTCACAACATCTTTCTTTTAATTCTTTCATCTTAAATTTATTACCGCAATATTTACAAGTTGTCCTTCTTTTATAAATAGCTTCCTTATTATCTCTGCTATATTTTTTTCTTCTCTCCCTTTGAAAATTTTCAAAACACTCATCGGAGCAATAAATTCTTCTCTTTCCGCTAGATTTAAACTCTTCTCCACAATATTTACAATTCTTCATTAAATTCTTAATACTATTATCCATTTTAAACTCCATAAATAACTATCTCATATCTATGGAATTCAAATGATAATCATAAAAATCCTCTAATTATCTAGTAAATTTTTCAATATTTTTATGTTTAAAGAACTTTTTACCTAGATATCTTTTTATCTACTCAACTGGTACCTACTTGGATAAGGATCTTCATCATTACGATCCATCCAATCAAATGGCTCATTCCTTAATTCTCTCCAGTAGTATCCTTCACCAACTCGTCCATCATTATTATAATTCTCTAACCCCTGTCTATATCTTCGTTGTTTCTGTTTCCCCTTTTCTCTTGATTTTAAACCAAACCCAAAAGGAAATACTCTCTCTTGCATAGGTAATTCAAGACGAGTCCATGGTCCAGCAATACCTCCTGCTGTTTTAATCTCATATTGTGAAACCCTTTTTTTACCCATAGACGCTAGAGACAATAAATTAGAAATATATAATAATCGACTGATATTCCTACTGATCCAGTCAATAGAAATCTTATAATCTGGGATAGAATAAATTTGACTTTTATTAAATGTTTTAATATCCCTAGACAATGCCTGAGAAATAATAGTATAATATTTAGATTTCTCAGAGCCATTAAAACAAAGAAGATATTTTGTCAGATCTTTTAAAGAAAAAATAAATAAATTTATCATATTATCATCAACTATCTCTGAAGAAAGAGGCTGTCCTTGAAGATTTTCTACTACTTCATTCCACATGGTTGATAATAACTTTTTTTGTTGTTTTATAAAAGAACCTAACAAACGGACAGTCTTTATAACTCCTTGAACTTGCACATCTTCATTATTATCGCATATCTGGCACTTCTTATTATTTATAAGTTTAATACCATAATAATTTAATTCTTTTTCTAATAATATCCATGTGTCCATGTTCTTAATTACACCATTTTTAAATTAGGTCATATCGGTTCTTTTCTTATACCTATTCAGAGCCTGTTCTTCGTCAACAAAACTAGCATCTTCTGGAGCATTTATCTCATCTATCAGACGTTGCAATGTATCGCCTGGTTTTTCTCCGAGGGGTCTCCCCCTACTATCTAATTCTATAGCAGCATCAGCAACAGTCTTTGGAAGTTTTTTTTCTCCCACGGGCTCTATTGCTTTAACTTTCTTATTTTTAGCTATTATCCCCTTTTTTTTTGTTTTTTTCTTTGTGAAAAGTTTTTTTTTGATAGCTTTCTTTTTTACCTTTTTTTTCTTTGCTATCTTCTTTTTTGATTTTTTCTTGATTATCTTTTCCTCTCCATCAATAAAATCTATTTCTTCTTCAGTATTCCCTATATCAACAATTTCTTCTGATTTAGGAACTTTTTGAGCTTCTTCTGTCTCTTTTGTTTTAAAATTCCATACAACAGGAGTTACTTCTCTGTCTTCTCCAGTTTTAAAGATAACCTCTTCAGGTTTATCATCCTTACCTTTAATAGCTTTCTTTGCTTTTTTTGTTTTCTTGCTTTTAACCTTTTTAGCTTTTGAAACTGTTTTTTTCTTCTTTTTTATATAGGGCTCATCTCCTTCATCTGATAAAATAGTAATTTTACCATTCTCCGCTGCCATGACTATTAAAACATGTTTGGCATCATCTTTACTGATAGGTAAAGAACCATTAGGTCTTAAAGTTATTTTGCCCAAAACTAATACTTTTTCAGTATTATTTATAATAATTACATCGTGATCTTTCTGAAGTTCTTCTTCATTATAATCTTCATCTAACGGGATTAAAATACCTTTTCTAACAGCATCTTTAACATCATCTGCTCTTAAATCATTACCTGCAATAGATATAGTCATATTGGCCCATATCGCTTCCCCGTATGTTGGTAATACACAACTACCTTGAAATTTTTCAGATACTTTGAAAATCATCTATTTCTCCTTATTCTGTAACATAATATATATACATATTATCGGTTTTTTAAAAAAAAATAGCCACTATAAGTAAATAATAGTAGCTCTTTAATCAGAAATATTCTAAATTATTACAATTTTAAATTTTTAATTAACGTATCTTTTTTAATTCTTTTAAAAATATTACCCTTACTATCTTGCATATTATGAGGACCAACATCTACGTTATCTAACCTAACCGACTCAGCTTGACCTCCTATTGGCAATTTATCGTCATCAGTATTAAACTCGTCTTGAGCTACAAACCTATCTCCTAGTCCGTCATGACTATCTCCACCATCATCCATTAGAACTGCTTCCCCTGGAATTTTACCATGAATCCTTTCATAATCAGAAGTCTCTTCAAGATCTGAGTCTTGACTTATCCCTCTTGGATATCCTGGCCTTTTATTCCCACCAAATTCAGGTTTAGCATTAACCAAACTTCTAGGATCTTTTTTATGATTTGAAGAGGGAGGACGAAGACCTTCGCTATAATCGTCCATTAGAGGAACCCCATGATTCCAAGATTTTTTAAACCAGTTACCCATAATTATCTCTTTATTGGTTCAAACTGAATATCAAACTGAATATTTGACTCGATGGCAGTATGCAGAGAAGCATCTCCGCTTGCTTTATCCAATACCGTTTTTAACACTCTCTCTGCTGTATTTTTTTCTTTTTCATCTTCTATGTCTTGAGGAACCCACACATCAGCCTCTACACTAAAAGACCACCTTGATTTAGAATTCTGATTCTTTTGCGGATAGTTCCTACCAAACCAATTAGGCATTTTCTATGTCCCCTTCTGGGTAATTAGATCTTGCCTCCTCACAACTTTTAAATTCGTCTATTTTAGTGCCATCAGCCTCATATACCCCCGCTTTTCCCCCTTCATTTTTAATAACGGGATCTCCAGTACCTCCAGAATATTCTAAAGATCTGCGAATAGGCTGAACCATTTGAGCAAATAATCTTGTTTTGCCAGCATTAATATCTATTACTTGTTGTTTTTCTTCTTTGCTGAGATCTCTACCTTCTTTGGAAGCAATTGCATAGATATGGAATAACATAGCATCAGCATCTTTTATAGATGCCATCACCATCTTATCAACTTTTTCTCCCTTAAATCTTTCAGGGTTATTAGGCAATTGACTACTAGAATCAGGAACCTTAACCTTAACCTTAGTAGGCATTCCTTCTTCCTCTAATTGGACTCCTACATATTTATCCCAAAATTCTGTATCTTTCTTTGCTGCTGCTTCTGATTTTTTAAATGCATCATTTTTTTTGTTATCAAGCTTTTGTGATTCAACATTAATATCCATTACTTGTTTTTTATCCTTAGAATTAAAATCTACTTCTTTCTTATCCATTTTCGCTTCGGTAATAGATGGTTCTGCTTCTACATTTTTTCTTGCCGTATTAAGCTGGACATTGAAAGGAACTGTATTATCTTTGTTCTTAACAGGTAAACTAAGGTTTATATTTTTACCAACCACTTTTTGCTGTTCGTTAGACAACCCCATTTTTTCCCTATTTTCCTGAATCCCCTTATTATTGATAACAGAATCTCCCGCATTTGCCTTCTTTATTAAATCTATTTTTTTCATTATTGAAATCCTCTTAAATGTTTGTAGTTATTTTATATTTCTAAAAGTAACAAATAATTCCTTTTTTTATCTTCCACGAGTTGCTCTCGACCCAGGCGTTCCAGATACTCCTCTCATTCCACTTATATCCTTATACAACGCTGATCTATTTTCTAAAGCTTTCGCTACTTGTGCTCCGCTCCCAACTCCAAATATTCCTCCTTGCATACTTCTCCATACTTGCGAATTCCCTCCTGGATTCCCCAAATTGGCTAATCTTGCATGTGGAAGTTTGCTCATCTGTCTATCTACTGCTATATAACATGCTCCTGCTATACAATCTATTACATCATCACTTTTTACTCCATCTCCTTCTTGTTTTGGTAGAACTTTAAATCCTGTTGCTGTAAATTTCCTCTGAAGCTCAAGCATTTCATTATATAAAAGATGATCATATGGGATAGTTAATCTTCCAGTATTTATAAGATTCTCTAATTCTCTATAAATAAGATTTTTGTAAATAGGTAAAAATTTTGTTTCTTTATTTGGTATACCTGCTTTTCTCATCTTTAAAATACTTTCCTGAGAAGTAAAAGCATCATAAGTAATTAACCCTATATGAAACCTCCTTTTTAACCCTACAACATATTGTATTACTTCGTTAGGATTAATAGCCCCTGAAATAGGTGTCCAATATTTAATATGGTCAACTACAACTCTATAATCAGCTTTTTTAGTTGCTTGATTTAAAAAATATTCCTTATGGACTACTGCTAAAGCATAATTATGGCTAGATGTAGCAGGATCCAAATGGACAAAATAAACTTTTCCTGGTGAGCCTATAGAAACATTTTTTAAATTATGCCCTTTAAAACACGACTTAACCTGATCTTCTGTGAAGAAACTTTCAAGACCAGTTCCACTAAACTCTGCTCCAAATTCCATGTTAAATTCAGTCTCTGACATAGTGTTGTTATCCGATCTTAATGAGTCTCTAGTATGATATGGATTAACACTCCATGTTCCAAGCCTCATTGAAAGTCTTGTAGGAATATTTTTAGCAGTACTAAAAAGTTCATAAAATTTTCCTTCTTTAGCTCTTGGAGAAGATATGCTAATAACCTTACCATCATATATTCTTTGTTGAATTACTTTTTGTCCATGCTCATTAAGCACAAATTCCCCGTTCTCGTCCCTTGTGTAAATCTTTCTTACATAAGTTTGAACTGTAGGTGTAAGAGCCGCATAAATACGATCTCCAGATGAAGATCCCCCTGTTTGCTTATAAGAAGCAACCTCATCAAGAATAAGAACTATACAACCCATACCAAGCAATGAGTCAGAGTTACTATGACCAACAATAATTCCTATAGAACCCTTTCTTGTTGGTAGCCCCTTTTCTTTGAATTTTTTATTATTAATTTTATCTTGAGGAGTCAAAAGATAGATAGCTCCTGCAGCGATTCCATCTTTTAAATATTTATCTTTAAAATATTCGCTATAAAATATTTTTTCACGCATTTCAGAAAAAGCAAGATTAGCTTGAGCTTTTGAATTAGCAACTGTAAGTATATTAATAGTATTAGCAGAAGACAACTCATACATATTATAAGGATCTCCTCCTTCACATTCTAATAATTTCATTGCTTCGTAAAGAGCTATGATACTCACAATAAAATCCTTACCAGACCTTCTCCCCCATACTAGCACCAATTCTCTAAATAATTCTCCATTTTCATATTTTTCTAAAAAATTACCCTTGTCGTCCTCTTCTAGCCCTGCCTGTGCTATTATTTCTTTTTCTGAATCCGTCAATTTCAAATTTTCATTACCGATAGTCCCTCTGTAAAAAACTTTTAACATAATTTTTTGCATGGGAAATAAATTAAGAGGGTTAGTAGGGTGAAAAGGCAACCCTAACCACTCTTCATCTTCTACAAAAGTAATAATGTCTGGTATCTCTTTTTTAATATTTTTTTTGAGATCAGATTGTATGTCATCAATTAAATCTCCTACTAATTGTTTTTGTTTAGCTTTTGCCATTATTTTTCTCCTTAAGACACATCTGATATATTGCTAGGCGATATAGGATAACCAATAGTTGCCGATATATCTGCAAACGTAGATTTTACTTTTATTTTATTATCACTTAAAAAATCATCTACTGATACATATGTGTCAGTTATATATTTTTGTAATGCTACAACGTATTTTAACATCTGTACAGTGTAAACATTATTTTTAGAAACAAGCAGATAATAAGTAGTATTAATTTGATTTTCTAATTTCTCTTTATTAGTATCCTCACTAGGTATTTCTGAATTATTAAGATCTGTCATCATTTGTTCCACATTAGAAACTATATCTACCCCTCTAACTTGAGCAGAATCAATTAAGTCTGTCATACTCTTATATATATCTTCTATTTCCATTTTTTCTTTCTATGTGTAAATAATATTTGTAAAAATTCTTGCCGAATATTCTTTAGAAGTTGAAAGATTATATTGCCTAATTCTAAAATAATATGTCTCACCTCTAGTCAAATATTCATTTACGCCTATTAGACTATCATACCTGCTTTCATATCTAACTTTTCGATCTATATAACTAGAAGTCACTCCGTTATATGTTAAAGGAACAAAAGTCTCTTTTTCTTTTTCATATGTCCAATTAGTAACCCCTATGCTATCTCTGTTAACAAGAATATTACTGAATAACGCATCATCAGAAACATCTAAAATAAAATGGTAATTAACAAATTCATTAGGACTATCATCATTAAGAACAAATTCAAATTCCCACCAGCCCTCCTCATATAAATTACCCTCTTCTATTGGTTCTGAAGAAGAAGTTATACCTGACAACAACCTACTAACCTTAAATCCCTGTTCTCCCAGATATTGATTAATAGAAGGAGTTATAATAGAATTACTAGCAGATATATATCTTAATGACGGAAACTCAAAAAGTTTATCTACAGTGCCCTTAATATTAGCTTCCCAAGTTTGACTACTAATTAATAAATCATTAGCTGGGTAAATAAGTAACGCATAACCGAAATTATTACTAATTTCTTCCTCTCCGCTAACAGAAGGAGATGTTGGATCTAATATAGTTATATTCTCCTCGGTAGTTAAATCTACTATATCATAAACTACCTGCTGTAACTCTTGTTCTTTTTTATATAAGTGAGCTGCTGAAATAGCTAAATCCTTAGAAATCATTTCCCATACTACATGTTCATTTATAACTTCTTCATCAATTATTTCTATTCCTGGAAAAGAACAAGTAGGCAATGGGTCTCCGAATAAAGTTATAGTCCAATCTAAATAAGGAACACTAAAATAAAATGCCTCACCTATAGTCGCCCCTCTTAATAAAGAATAGAAAAAAGAATTAGGATCTAAAAATCCCGCAATGGTAGGGTCAGACATAGCCCCAGCAGTTGCCACATACCCAGCATTTAATGCTAAATACGGCCATCTCCTACCATTATCGCTTCTAACTTCAAAAGCTCCATCATAATCAGCATTATAAAAAAATATTCTTAAGGCATTACTATTCTGAAAAAACGAAGTGCTAGCCCTATCAGAGAACCAAGACCACACAAAAGAATCAGCATCTACAAAAGGGATAGTAGCATCGATATAAGGATCTTGAAAAGTTGTAGCCCATTGAGAAAGATTAAGAGTCGGAAGCATATTATCTTTAAAATCCAATAATAAATTAGTATAATCTTCTGCCCCTACTGTCGCTCTATCAGAATATGGATCAATATAAAAAGTCCCATTAACATTTTGTTGTTGGTCTAACTTAATAGATTTGTCAACTATACTCTGAGCAAATTGTAAATTTGGACCATCTATTCTTGAAACAATTAAAGAAAATTCCGCATCAGTAGCATCGAATCTACTAAACACCTGCCTCCCATATAATTTATTAGCTGTCTTTGAAGAAAATATATAATTTATTCTCGAAATACGAGAAGTAGCAGAAATAATATCCTCATTACTAGGATTGTTATCGTAATATCCCCCAGGAATTTTATACCCTAAAACAATTCCCCATATATTCCTATCTTCTAATTCTGGAGCTTCTAGTGCTGCAGCTATTGGCTCTTCCACATTAACAACAAATTGATCTTCTGTCAAGACTTCTGAAGTGATAATTGATTGGATACCTACTTTTTGACCGTCTATTTGCCAATATACACCATTAACCGTTGTCCCACTGCTAGCAGAAGGACTTGTATTAACTGTGCTCATCCCATGAGCATTAATGTAATAATTAGCAAAATCCTCACTATCTAAATTACCATATATATACACTACTATAAAATTATCTGCTGTTATAGCCAAATTATATACCCTTATTTATCCATATACTCTTATAATATTTCGTTTTTATCTGCTTTTTCCCTTTAATAAATAAAAAGCCCGAAGTATTTTACTACTTCGGGCTAGGGAGAGATTACGACTAAACGTAAACTATATTTCAAATTCCTGTGCTACCAAAACCACCTGCTCCACGATCAGTCTCATCAAGTTCTTCTACTTCATCGAATATAGCTCTAGGAGCTAAAGATAACTTAACTTGACAAATCCTATCCCCTGGATTAATAATAAAATCTATATCGGAGTTATTAACAAAACTAACCATTATTTCTCCTCTATAATCGGAATCTACAATTCCTGGAGAGTTTCTAATAGAGATTTGATTTTTAAATGATTGGCCACTTCTCGGACTAACCCTTAATTCATATCCTTTAGGAATAGCCATAGCAAGCCCTGTGCTAAGATTTTTTTGAGAATGGGCAGGAACCCTAATAACTTGTCCTTCATCCACTACAGCGTGCATGTCAAAAGCTACGGCCCCATCTGTGTGATACTTTGGGACTGTTGCTCTAGGATCTAATTTTTTAACTTTTACGGGAACATTATTTACATAAGAATTATCTTTAAACATTTCAGCGCAACTGCTTTTCTCTTCTCCTAATTTCTCGTCATATTCTATATTAAGTATTTTTTCTACCAAAATTTTATCTGGAATTATCTTTCTATCATTAAGTTGCAGAAGAACTTGAATTTCGCCCTCGCCCACTCCGTCTCTCCATAAACTTTCTATTCTTTTTTTTACGTTAATTTTTTTTACATCAACCTCTTCTTCGACAGGTTTTTCTAAATCAACACCGATTATATTTAATAATTGTGTTTCATTTATAATCCTTCTATCACATAACTGCATTGCTAATTGAGCTTTCTGAGCATCCATTTTTTACCTTTCATTTTAATATTTTTATATTTTAACTACACCTACTAAAACCACAAGAAGTACAACTTATGCAGCCTTCCATTCTTTTTAGTTCTCCTCCACACTCTGGACATTCTTCTCCATGAACCATTTCTCCATCTTCTATATATTTTTTAAGAACCCTACAAATAGCTTTAGCAAACCCCATTAAGTCCCCTTTTGTTTTTTCTAGTTGATGAACTATAAAATCAATTCCACATCCATGTCTTAAATTGCTTGATATTAATCTAGTTATTGCTTCTTGTTCTTCATCTATATATTCAGAAATATTATCATAAACTATTTCTTCATTTCCTATTTTACAAATTGCATATTCCCCTCTTTTAATTTTTTTAATAACCATTTTTTCTGAACTAATTTTAAAATCATCATTTTTACCAGCAAATATTTCATACGGCTCAACACCATTTAATAATCCGATTATAACAAAATATCTTTCTCCCTTAACTGTTGCTTGGTGAATATTACACCTTAATAACCTAGGCCTTTTAGGAGCATGATTTTTTATAATACGAGATTTTTCTTCTTCTTCTTTTTGTTTTGTAGAATCTATTAAAACGCCTGTTCTACAATTCTTCCTATAAATTGTAATTCCCTTACAACCTTGTTTCCATGCTTCTGTATATATTTTTGAAATTTCTTCTTTTGTAACGTCTTCTGGCAAATTTATTGTACTACTAATACTATGATCTATATATTTATTAGCAGTTGATTGAACTTTAATTCTATCTTTCCAATTAACTTTTTCCGCACAACAATTGTACCATGGAGATTTTGTAATATCTTCTTCTCCTGTCACTTCTTTCCATTTTTCAATTTTTGGATGAACAACTTCAAATTCTTGCCACTTATCTCCATTATCATCTACAAAATCAACTCTATTATTTTTATCTTCTGCGTTTATTTTTTTTCTACGTTTATATGATAATTCAAAAACTGGTTCTATCCCAGAAGATGTTTGTGTCATAATTGAAACGCTACCTGAGGGTGCAAGCGTTAGTAATCCTATATTTCTCCTTCCATACTTTTTCATATCTTTCCATAGATTTTCATCTTCTTCTTTTATCCTTAATAAAAAAGGATTGTTTTTTTCTAAATTATGGTTCCAAACAGGAAAAGATCCTAATTCTTGAGCCATATCAACAGAAGATCTATAACAACCTAATTTTAAAGTTTTAAATATTTTTTCTATAAAAAAAATACTTTTTTTAGAACCATATTCTAAACCACAAGCAGCAAGAGTATCAGCTACTGCATTTACTCCTGTACCTGTTCTTCTTCCATCTTGACATGCTTTTTTAATTTTTTCCCACAACTCTAATTCATCTCTTTTAATCTCTAATGGCTCAGGATCTTTTTTAACTTTATTAATTATTCTATTTATATGCTCTATTTCTAAATCAATCATATCATCCATTAATCTTTGAGCTATTTGAGTATAATTATAAAATTTATCAAAATCAAATTCTGAATTTTTAGAAAATGGATTATTAACAAAACTATATAAATTTAATAATAATAAACGACAAGAATCATGTTCACTTAAAGGTAGCTCAGAACAAGGATTCGTCCCAACTGTTTTAAACCCGAAATCAGAATAACAATCTGCTGGACTTTCTCTAATAATATTATCCCACAACAAAAGACCTGGCTCTCCCATAGCATGAGCATTTTCTATAATTTCATCCCATACTTGTTTTGCATTTACCATTTGAGAAAATTTAATATCTTTACCTATTGCATCTACTGGAAATCTTTGCTCATATTCTGTATTATCATTTATCGCTTTTAAAAATTCATCTGATAATCTAATTGAAAGATTAGCCCCTGTCACCTTTGTTAAATCTCTTTTTATTTTTGCGAAAGATAAAACTTCTGGATGATGAATAGAAATTGTTATAATTAATGCTCCTCTTCTTCCTGCTTGTCCAACCTCCCGAATACTATTACTAAATCTCTCCATAAAAGGAATAATACCTGTACTTGTTTTTGCTGCGTTTGTGGTTAAAAAACCTTTAGGTCTTAAATTAGAGATATCTATACCTATTCCACCTCTTCTTTTTGAAATATTCACTATTTCTTCATCTGTTTTACAAATTCCTGAATAGCTATCTAATGGAGATGCTCCTACAAAACAATTTTTACACACAATCCCTTCGACAGAATAAGAATTGTCATTTTCAACACCTAAATTATATACAAAATCATCCTTTTTTATGCAAATATCCTTATTATCTATACGAACAAAATATTGCCCATCGATATTAATAGTTTTAAATGTTGATATTTTCCGATTTATCAAAATATTAATTCTATTATCAGAATATTTTTTATTACAATTTATTAACAACTCATTATTGTTTGAAAAAGAAAGCCTTGAGTATTTTGGTTGCCCTGCTCCTTTTGCTATTCTTGCAACAATATTTCTAGAACGACATAAAAAATAGAAAGATTCAATAAGAGAGGTATTATTAAGAACAACTCTTAGCTCTCCATCTTTTGTAATTGTTCCATCTGAGTCTATAAGCCCTTGTATCAAATTTATTACTAGTTTTCTTGGCCATTTATACGCTTCTTTATAAAGTTTTTTTCCATCACACATCCTCCCAAAAAGCTTTTCAAAAACAATACCGATTAAAACACTATGAAAAACAATTTGACAAGTTCCGTCAATATGCTGATTATAATTAATATCTGGTTTAATTCCAAAGATTTTTTCTCCATGTCTAGAAACAAATTTAATTATTTTTTCTTCATGAGAACCAAAAGTAAAAGTTATCCCTCTAATACTTTTGCGCTTAATTGTATTCCTGTTGCTTTTTTTATTTCTCATCCCAGAGGTTTTGCTAGAATTATTAGAAAACACGCAACCGTCTCCGTACCATAGCCCTAAAAAATAACAAAAATCTTCATTTATTTCCCATATATTGTTAATAGATTTTTTATGTTTTTGAAATATATCTTTTTTATTCTTTGTTCTATGTTCGCATTTTGTATGAAGAGCAATGGTTTTATTCTTATTTAATTCCAATTTATATGAGATATCTTCCGAGGTAAAAGATTCCTCCATAATTTTTTGGATATTAATATTATTAAACGGCTTTATACCCTCTTCTTTTAATGATGGAACCGCTATAAAATCTCCCACTCTTAAATAAGAAACCTCATTCCACTGAGGATTTTCTCCCCATTTTTGTTGCTCTTTAGATATTGACCAGAAACGATGATTTATTGTTGTTTTAAAAGAAGGTGTCCCATAACATTTAATATTATACATTTTATTCTCATACTTATTTTTATGAGTTTGCTTAACCTCTTCAATATTTCCTTTATGAGTTATAACTCTATCTCCGATACTAACATCTTCAATATTTTTAACCCCATCTAACGTAAAAACCCTAGTCCCTTTAGAGAAACAATTCGAAAGACTAACATATCTATGAAAGTCCCCTATCCCGCTTAACCCACTACCTTGAGGAATAATATATCTAAAATCTTTAAAATAATTATATATATCTTCTTCATTTATTGGATTTTTAAATTTATTTTTTTCTATTCTAGCAAATTCTTTTGCTAATCTATGATGCATTTTATCAGGAGTGTCTTCTAATATTCCCCCCCCTTCGTTCTTTAATGCATATTTATCTATAAAAACTTTTGATGCTAAATCGTCCCCATTAAAATACTCAATGCTCTTTTTTAAAGAAGCATTGTAATCATAAATCTCTGTCATAAAGCTCTCCATTATATTCTCTAACTAAAAATATAATAGAGATTATCTAATCACTTTTCAACCTGTTAAAATTTTTACTAATTGCTCTCTATTATATTTTTGGTCCCCAAGCATGGATACCGCTTCTTCTATCGTCTTTCTTTCGGGGAAAACTTTATTTCGAGAACAATTAATAATAGTTCGCCCCTTACTGTTATTTTTAATAAATTCTAAGCCCTGAACACAGGCTGGAAGAGTATGCCCTCTATGCATAGAGTTATTCCCATAAAAATCAGTCATTCCATTTTTAGCATTACGGCAATCCATACCAACCAAAATAATAGGGTTACACCCTAGAGCATAAGCAAATTGATATGTTATACATCCACTACTACCCCTACCATATAAAGTTGCAACATTACTAGTTAATTTTGGAGTTTTACCATTAAGAAAAAAGGTATAAAACCCTCCCTGAGTTTCTGATCCTTCTCTACAAAATTTCACAGCTTTACTTTTTAAAACTTTGTCTTTTTCTTGTGCCCAAAGAGCTAAATCTTGCCATAATAATATCGTAGGATCATATTTATAGAAAATTCTATTTATGCCAATAGTGAAATAATCATCTAAAATGGAGATATTATCTATTTTATTTAGAGAGCAAGCATTACCTAATATGAAACAAGGCATATCTTTCATTTTTTCAGTCCATGATATAGGACTTAAAGATTTCTCCCTCCTATGAGGTAATTTTCTATTTTTTCGAACAGCGCTAGGCCTTCTGTTCCTTGCTCCTGCTCTCCTCACCATATCATTAAACGCCTTTTATGAATTTTTTCCATGCCTCAGGAACCTTCATCTTTGGATCAATAAGTAATCTATCTGAGTCAGGCTTAGAAGGCTTTCTGATTAATTTAAGACCAGCCTCTTTGGGAGTCCTATCATCTTTCATACTATTAATTTCTTTTGAGCATACAACCATATTGCCCCATTCATTCTTACCTCCTCTAGAACGAGGGATAACATGATCTATATTAGAATCTGCTTCTCTTACTTTCTTTCCTGTATATTGACATTTATATCCATCACGAATATAAATATTTCTTTTCGTAAGTCTTACATCTTTTCTATAAACTTTATCCCATACAGATAAAACAATTATAGATGGCACTTTAACATCATAGTTAGAACCTATTATTACAGAGTCTGTTTCTTTTATGGGTTGTTTAATCCAATCTCCCCACTTATAAACATACCATGTATCAGTATCAACCGCCGAAGCCTTATCAGCATAAATCAAAGTTAAAGCTCTATGTGCGCGGATGATCCGTATTGCTTGCCACATTTTATTTAGTACTAATACTTCTTTATTCAATGAAGACATATTAACTCCTTTTAACGAAATTATTAGACTCTGTTATAAACTCTTTATTATTATCCATTATTTTTATTTTTATCTTATCATCATATCTATTACAATTTTCTAACGTGATTCTTGCAATTGTTTTTGCATCAAGGCCTCCTTCTTCTATTCCTATTCCACATATTGTAACTGTTTCCATGCCATCTCTTACTACTTCTTGTAAGGCATTATTTAAAGCCGAATCGACTATAAATATAGAACTAAAATCACTTTGTAGTCTTTTTATCACAACATGATATATTTTTTTAAGACCTCTTCTCTTTAATCTTCCAGGTCCTGTCGAAAAGCAATCTCCTATCTCTATCTTATTATTCGTAATAATTTGCTTCACTTCTTTAGAAATACTTGAAAGACCATCTTTTACTATCCTACCAGGTACACCTCTACTCATAACTCCTTTAGTATTTGCAGGGATAATAAGAGCTTCTGATTTTGGATAACAGACATCTCCTAATACTACTTCTATCATGATTTTACCCTATCTTTCTACATTGTGCTATCATTATTTTCACTTTTTTCTACTTTTCTTTAAAATACCTATTTTCTGCATATATACCCCTTTTTTCACTTTCTTTTTTTTTTTTCTTTTTTCGCTTGTGTTTTCCTAAGTACTACATACAATAAATCGATATTGATATTGATATTGATATTGATATTGACTAGGGACTAGGGACTAGGGACTAGGGACTAGGGACTAGAAAACTAGGGACTAGGGACAATGATATCATTATATAAATATAATAATATGCACAGAGAAAGAAAAACCTATTAAAACAATGGATCTTTATCATTACAAGCCTTTATAAATTCTTTTATATTATTTCCAAAAAATTCAGGATTTCTTTCTATTTTATCTCTTAATCTTTCTATAATGTCCATATGAATTTGACTTATTCTAGATTCTGACGTATTAATTTTCTTTCCAATTTCTCCCATAGTTAAGTTTTCATAATAGTAGTAATAAATTATTTTTTGCTCCATAGGAGAGAAATTTTTACTGATAAGCTTACTTATAAATTCTTTTCTTATTAACTTACTATCGGGAGAAGTAGATTTCTTATCGGTTAAATTTACTAACGAATCTTGTTTAAAATCTTCTTGTTTGCTACTATCACTAATATTGCTACCTTCTAGACTTATAAGATTTAAAGGACTATATTTTTTTATATTTCTTAAATATTCCTTTTGAGCTATACCTAATTTTTCTATAATTTCATAGTCATCTACTCTTCTACCTTCAGAATGTTCCATTTCTTGTCTTGTTTTTTCTATAAGATTATGATTTAATCTTACAGATCTAGGTACAAAATCTATCTTTCTTATATTATCTATCATCGATCCACTTATTCTACGATTAGCATAAGCAGGAAAATCCACTCCTCTATCTAACGAAAACTTGTCTATTGCTATGTAAAGACCGTCCAGACCAAAACTAGCTAATTCATCAGGTTGTAAATTCCATTGTAGTTTCTCTGCCATTTTATAAGATATTTTTTGAACTAATGGATAATAAAGCTCTACTAATTTCTGTTTTGTTTTGTCTTTTTTACTTTTTATCTTCTCTTTTTGGAATTTTTCCCATAGCCTCAGATTGCTGATTTTTTGTTTTTCCATATATATTCCTTTAAAATTACATTATTTTACATTATCATACTAAAAATAAAGTTATCACTTTTCAAATATTTCTCTTGCTATTTAAAAGTGAATATGGTAAAATCTTTAAAAATATCATTATACAAAGAACCTCATTTTTCCAGACAAGTGGTTTTTTATAGATAATAGATAACGATCTTTATAAAATAAATAAAGGATAATAACCTATATAAGTTCAAATATAAGTTTAAACATAAATATAAATACTTATATAGGGGATAATTGTGAAAAAATCTGGTTTAATTTATATATTCGTAGATAATAATAAAAAACCTTTTTATGTCGGGAAAACCATTAATTTAAAAAAAAGAATAAAAGGACACTTATTAGAATGCAAAAAGAAAAATAAGCTATATAAATACAATAAACTTAGAAAAATACTATCTACAGGATTAACTATTGATGAAATTACTATTATAATTGAAGATAATATTAGCATAGAATTTCTTGACGATAGAGAAATTTATTATATTAAAAGGTTAAGAGAAAATGGATACAAATTGACCAATTTAACTGATGGAGGAGAAGGAGGAGATACTTTTTCTAATAACCCTAATAAAGAAAAAATTAGAAAAAAAAGAAGTCAAATAATGAATAATTTATATGAAGATACGAATAAAAAAGAAAAATTTTTAAGCTACAGGACACAAAATTGGAAAAATGAAATAAGTAAATCTAAAAAAGGAATATCTTGGGGGAAACATTCAGAAAAAACAAAAAAAAGAATAAGCGAAACTAGAATAGGAATAAAGTTCTCAAAAACTCATAAAAAGAATTTAAGTGTAGCAAGAAAAAAAAGAATTACAACTTATGAAACAAGACAAAAAATGAGCAAAACATCAAAAGGAACAATAAATATTAAAAAATACAAATTAATAGATCCTAATGGTATTCAACATATAACCACAAATGGATTAACCAAATTTTGTGAAGAAAATAATTTAACAGCGGCTAATTTAATGAAAGTTTTAAAAGGCGATAGAAAACATCATAAAGGTTGGATAATTGAAAGGATAACCAATGATAATTAAAAGCATTTTGGATAATGATTTGTATAAAATTAGTATGATGAATTATGCTTTAGAATTATTCCCTGAAGCTACTGTAGTTTATAAATTCAAAAATAGAGGTCATCAACGGTTTAACCAAAAGTTTATGGTAGAGTTTCAAAAACAGATAAATAGCTTAAAAGATCTTAAACTAATTAACGAAGAATATATTTATTTAAAAGAGAATTATACGTATTTAACTCATGGATACTTTGAATATTTAAAGAATTTTAGATATGATCCTACAAAAGTCTTTATATGTCTAACAAAAGATAACGATTTAGAATTAAGTATAACAGGAACATGGGTAGATAGAGTCCTTTTTGAAGTCCCCTTAATGGCTATTATTAGCGAATTATACTTTGCAATAATTGATACTAATTGGAATTATGAAGGACAAGAAGAAAAAGCATATGAGAAAATTAAAAAGCTAAGTGAAGCAGGATGTCTTTTTGTAGAGATGGGGACTAGACGCAGGAGAAGTTTTAAGACTCAAGATATGTTTATTCAAGAATGTATAAAATATAGTAAGGAAAATACAAATAGCACTTTTCTTGGGACAAGTAATGTTTATTTTGCAAAGAAATATGGAATAAAATGCTATGGCAGTCAGGCTCACGAAATAACTCAAGCCGCTCAAGCTCTAAACAGCTATAACCACTGTAATTATTATGCTATGGAGAATTGGATAAAAGTTTTTTCAAATTTACAAATTGGAACAGCATTAACAGACACAATAACTGTTGATATGTTTTTAAACGATTTTAATAAAAAATTATCTACATTATATAAATCGGTTCGACACGATTCTGGAGATGAATTTTTATTCACCGACAAAATGATTAAACACTATGGAAAAATGTTAATAGAACCTATGGAAAAAACTATTATTTTTTCTAATGGATTAAACACAGATAAAGCAATTTTAGTTAAAAGATATTGCGAAGAAAAAATAAAAAGTGCCGCTGGCATAGGAACCCATTTTACCAATGATTTTTTAAACAGTCCATCTTTAAATATGGTAATTAAATTATGGTCTGTAAATGGCTGTCCTGTTGTTAAATTAGGAGATGACGGAGAAGGAAAAGAAAATGGAGATCCAGAAGCGGTTAAATTTATGAGATGGCTTGTAAAAAATCAATTGGGATTATAACACAAAAAGGAGTTAAAATTATAATGGATAAAGAAAAAAATATGATTTTTAATGAACCTCTTATGATTATTGTATGTATAGTAATTTTCTTTTTAATCTGCATATCGATAGTTTGTTTATTGCATAATTTATGGTTTTATGGTGTAATATCATTTTTAGCATCAATTGCTATTATTATATCTATTGTAATATTAGTAAAATCTACTACTAAATATAGTAAGGAAAAAAATGTTTACTAAAGGACCACAACCAGGATATTCTCCTAAAAGTGAGTTTTTAAAAATATGTTCTACTGCTTTTTGCAGAAAACAAACATATTGTTTAGATAGTGGAAGTTCTATAACTGGATATTATATTTATTTGAACGAAGAAGAAGAAGAAAAGAAAGAACATTACGCAACTGGAAAAAATTCTATTTTAGCTTGGGAGCAAGCTTTCAATAAATGGGATACAATAAATTCAGAATATGAGAAAGGATATAATGAAAAAAGAACAAAAAATTAAATTTGAGCATTTAGAGTTTACTAAACAAGAGTTTAAAAAACTAAAACTAGATATATTAACAAAGAAATCTGTTTTTAGTCTTTTAAATCAAATACATAAAAAGAATATGAAAAAATATCATAGTGATTATTGCCCAGATGCTGTATGGAGAGATATGCAAGAAAGATGTATTCTCTTTTCAAATGATAAAAAAGTTTTAATATCGAAAGAAAGATTTAATAAAATAATAAAAATATATAAAACAGGAAAAGTAGAGTGGCCAGGAGATTTTAAGATTGAAAAATTTAATACTATAGCGGCCATGTTTATGAGAAATCAAGTATCAGAATGTTAAGGAGGTAAAAGGAATAAAAACGAAAGAAGCAAAAAGAAAAGCAAGAGAAAAAATTCTTCGGAGAAGGCTGAAGAAGCAAGAAGATAGTGCGAAAAAAATAAGTAGAAGAATAATTAGAATTAAAAAAGAGTTAGATAAGACAATAGAAAAAATCAAACATGCAGCAATTGTAAGAAGTGATGGTATTTTAGAAACAGATAAAAGTCATCCCAATATAATTGCAAGATGTCCTTATGGAACTTGTAAGGCAGGTAGTAAGATGGGTTTTGTTACTTCTACAGGTAGATATGTTGATAGAGAAGAAGCTCTTAAAATAGCAATAGAATCTAAGCAAATACTGCCCGACATGGATACTATTAGAGGATGCGGTTTGTTATCAGAAAATTTATGGGCAGATAGTGGTTTTAAATATGATGTTGTAAAAGGATATTATAAGGAATAATAATGGCAGAAATAATAGTTTGGATATTTGTTTCCATAGTGGTGTTTATAATGGTAGTGGGTATGATCTTACTTGTAGTGGCTGAATGTTGGTACGATGAGATGGTTAGAAAAGAATTGAAAAAATATCCAACAATAAGAATAGGATAAAAATGGATAAAATATATTTGATAGAAAAAACATGGATTGATGAATTAGACAATCAAAAACCATGGGGATATTCTCCTATCGGGTTCGTGAAGACTCTGACAGAAGCTAAGCGAATAGTTAATGGTGGAGGTAAGCATAATATAGATGATTGTTGGTTGTTTTCAGTAACGTCCGCCTCTGGAAATTTAAAAGAACTTCCAACAATATATAGGTATAAAGAAATAAAAAATATCCAAGACTTAATAGGAGATAAAGAAGAAAAAAAAATAAATAAAAGATTAAGAAGCTCAGAGCGGAGAAATAACAAGATAGAAGAACTTAAATATTGGGTAAATCGACAATCTACTGATGGAAGATTAGATGATATATATATCTCAAATGTAGAAAGATTATGCTTTGATCTAAATATCGAAGTTGATGATGCATATAAAGAATATGAAGGAGAAAATTCATTATGGACAGAGCAGTAAAATGAAACAGTATTTAGAAATACAAGGACCAAATAAAGCACCAAGAGAAAACTGTATTGCTTTCTATAAATATGATGGAAGTAGTATCAGAGCAGAATGGTCTCGCAAAAAAAGCTGGTATAAGTTTGGCAGTAGAAAAGTTCTTATAGATCAAACTCATCCTCTTGGAGAAGCTATTGATATATTTCCTGATACCTATGGAGATGATTTATCATACATATTTAAAAAAGATAAAATTTTTAGAAACAGTCAGAATGTAACAGTATTTGGAGAATTCTTTGGAGAAAATAGTTTTGCAGGACAACATGAAGATGATGATGAAAAAGAGATAGTTCTTTTTGATGTTAATATTAATAAAAAAGGGATAATGTCCCCTAATGATTTTATAAAAATATTCGGACATTTAAAAATACCTGAAATTATTTACCAAGGCAAATTTAATGAGAGTTTTATCCAAGATGTGAAAGATGGGAAATACCCTGTAGAAGAAGGCATTGTAGCAAAAGGATTACTTCCACATGGCAAACCTCCTCACAATCTTTGGATGGCTAAAATTAAGACTAGGGCATGGATAGAAAAATTAAAAAGAGAATATGAATTAAATCCTGATAGATTTAAAAATGTTTTAAGAGATAATTTGAAAGAACAGGAAAATGGATAATCTACCTCCAGGAACTTTTGCAGTAGGGAATAAATTAATGGGCAAGTGTCAAGAGTGTGGAAAACTTGTCCACATAAATAAAACTTTTTTTGGTGATTTGCATGTATGTTTATCAGAGGAAGAAATTAAAGAAAAAGAAAAACTTAAACAGAAGAATAGATTAAATATATTGGAGCAAGTATAATGGAAATGGAAATGGAAATGAAAGATATGAAGTTATTAAGCGGCATTGAATCTCATGGTGGGAATGGAAACTTTAAAGGTTCTATTCTAATAGAGTCGGAAAAATATGATACTTTATCAGAAGATACTCAGAATAACATATCTTTTAAAGCCTCTGATTTTCTACAGGTAATTCAACATTCGATTGAGATGGAATGGGCTAAAGCTAACGAAATTGACAAACGTAGTGCTCACGTAGCTGAATTAACTGAATTGTTTAAGTTGGCAGGATTTAATACTATCTACGTTGAGACAATAGATAATCAGTATTGCGGTGATGCCTGTTGCTATAAATACCCTTGGATTATTATCACCACCGAAAGAGGTCGTATCAAACTTGGATGGAGAAAAAGAGTAATGAATCTGGACTGGTCGGAATCTCGTATTAAAGCTATTGGTACAGAATTGTTTAAGGATGAAGAAACCACAAAAGGAACAGATTATATACATTGCTGGGGCAAAGAGAAAGCCATTGAATATTTGAAGAAACTTAATTCGGAAGAATAAAATGAAAAAAATACTTATAACAGGCGGTCCAGTTCATGCTTATCTTGATGATGTTAAAATCATCACTAATAAGTTTAAAGGTGGATTGATGGCCAAATTGGTAGAAGATATACTTAAAAAAAGAATGGATATATCTATAGCTTATTTATGCTCAAAAGATTCTAAACAACCTCAATGGCCTAAAGAGCTAGGAGTAGAAAATAATAAACTTTTTAATGTTCTTCACCATAATGGTCTAGAAGATTATATGAAAAAAGTTCTTAAACTAGCTCCAGGAATGAATGCTGTTGTTTTGGGAGCGGCTGTTTGTAATCTTATTCCGAAAAATAGAATTGTAGGAAAATTTCCAAGTCATGATTATAAACCTGGAGATATAATTCCAATAGATTTTACGATAGCCCCAAGAGTCATCGACCAAGTTAAAAAGGTTAATCCTAAAGTTCATTTGTTTGGATTTAAACTTCTTTCAGAAGTTGATTACTATGAACTTATAAGTGCTGCATATGGAGTTCTTCTTGAATCTAAAGCTGTAACGGTTTTTGCTAATGACACAAGAGACTTGGATCAGATATATGCCGTGACAAAAGAAAAAGGAGTCCACCAATTTGACAGGTCTAAAATAGCATATTGGGTTATAAATAGAATGAGTGAAAAATATTACAAGACCTATACAACCGAAAAAAACATATTAACTCAAGATATGAAAGAAGGCCAAGAATTTCTTTCTAAACTTCTTAATAGTCATAGACATTCTTTTATTGAAACAGATGAAGGATATCTTTTTGGTTCAGGAGCATTGTTGTTGGGAGATGAAGGATTTGTAACAACAGCAAGAGGGAAAAGAGAAGTTGAAGATTTTGCCTTTGTTAGTAAGGTAGATCATGATCAAAGAAAAGTTTTTTGTGTTACAAACAAGAAAGCAACTTTGAATGCTCCATTGTTTCATTATATATTTGCTCATCTTTGTCAACCAAAATATATATTACATTTTCATCATCAAAGAGAAGATTTAAAAACGATGGAATATGCTACTCCAGGAACTGATAAAGATTCTACAAGACCTATACTTGATTGTCCTTCTTTTAACATAGAAGGACATGGCTGTATTTTGAGTTATAATAAGAATGGAGAATTATTAAAATGAAATATCCTGATTATGAGACATACGAAAAACTATATTACAGATTTCTTCTCGGAGATAGATCTGAAGAGATGTTAAACCTAGCAGGAGATATTGAAAATAAAGTATTTCTTGATATCTGCTGTGGTGATGGAAGATTAAGTAAAAAAGTAATGAAAAGAAATCTTCTTAAACAAGTTGTGATGATAGACTCTGAAAAAGATATGATTCCACAGGAATTTATAGAAGGTGGTTGTCGATTACTAATAACAACGGTAGAAAAAGCTTTTTTAGAAATGAGAAAAACTAATAATATAATAGATGTAGCGATCTGCCAGCAAGGTATTAATTATTGGTTAACAGAAGCTAAAGCATGGAGCTTGTCTCTTCTTATGCCCGAAGGTGGTATTTTTATATTTAATACTTTTAATAAAAAACCATCTGAAATACCATCAGTTAAACAATATAGTTTATTTCTTCCTTTTGAATTAAAAGAAAGACATTATACAGAAATTAGTTGGTCAGTAAGAGATGATTGGTTTGACATTTACCATGTCCAAATATGTCAAGGTGAAGAACCTCATTTTACAAAATTTAAATGGATGAATGAAGAATATATAAGAACTTCTCTTAATAAATTCTTCGAAATAGAATTAATAACGGATAACAAAACAAGCATTTATAAATGTATAAAAAAATAAGAAAGGAACAATTATGTGTCTTGATGTAAAATTTAGTAAAGAAAAAACAGAAAAAATATTAAAAAAACTTCCAGAAGAAATTACTGTTTATAAAGTAATGGGAAAAGATAAAACAAAGCAAAGATATCGCGCAGTTATATGTGATTTTTTGTATGAAGAAGGAGAGAACAAAATGGAAATTGGTGCATATCCTGCTGAGATCGACTCTGGTTTTTATGCCTTTAAAACAAGAATATCAGCATGGTTTTACTTAGATAAGGACTGCTGCCAAAAAATTGTTAAATGTAAAATATATAAAAAAGATATTCGGTTTATAGGAAAACAAGAAGGAGGTTTGGCTTTTGTTTCTTCTAAAATAACTGTTCCTAAATATAAGGATTAAAAATTATGAAAAATAAGATTTCTATATTTCAATATAATGAGAAACATCGAGATGTACATGAAGCCAGGGCAGATTTGGCAGAAGCCGAGGAAGAATTTGCTAAAGCTGAACAATGTCAAATAATGGATAATTGCCTAAACTGTAATGGAGTAGGAGAAATAGAAGATGGAACAGGAGATCCAGCCCATAACCCCTGTCAGGATATCTTACACATAGATTGTCCTGATTGTGAAGGAAAAGGATATATAGAATAATTATTTAAAAGGAAAAGGGAAAAATGCCTGATTACAAACAAGAAGTTGAAAACATTAGTAAATTTTTAGCCCAATATAATGAAAATGCTGGGACAAATGGCTTTGTTCTGGGCTGTAGTGGCGGCATCGATAGTGCCCTTTGTCTCGCTCTCTTAAAAAGAGGGGTTCATAGTAAAAACATTATAGCAGTAGCTCTACCTTGCAATAGTAGTGAAAATAGTTTATTAGATGCTCAAAAATTAGCAGATAATTTAAATATAAAATTAGAAGTCATTGATTTGCAAAACAGTTATAATTCTATTATAGAAAATTTAGAAAAAACAAATAATAAGAATAAAGAAATTAGCAACTTGGTTAAAGGAAATTTAGCGGCCAGGCTGCGAATGGTGCAATTATATACAATGGCAAATTTAAATCATATGTTAGTTTGCGGCACATCGAACAGGAGCGAAATAAAAGTAGGATATGGGACTAAATTTGGAGATTTTGCAGAGGATTTATCTCCTCTAGGCAACATCTATAAAACTCAAGTTTTTGAGATAGCTAAATTAATGCCAGAAATTCCTAAAAGCATTTTAGAGAAAGATCCTTCAGCAGATTTGTGGAGCAACCAGACGGACGAACATGACTTCGGAATGTCTTATAGGGAGCTTGATAGAATTTTAGAAGCGATAGAAAGAAAAGACGATATAGCTTTAAAATCTTTTCCCGCAAAAAAATTAGAGAAAGTAAAATATATGATGAAAGCAGCTTATCACAAAAATAATCCAGCACCTATGTATGAGATAGAGCAGTTTTAAGAAAATCGTTTAATTGCTTTCTATTAACATTCTTCTTACCATATTTAGAATGGAATTCCATATGACAAGGCACGCAAAAAGTAACACCGTTATTAAAATCTAATCTTATATTGGGATTTTCAGCATAACCGTCTATGTGATGAGCATGTATTTTTTTATATTTATTATTTTTATTCTTTTTTTTATGACATTTTTGGCAGATATAATTGTCTCTTTTATATATATCTTTTGCCCACTGAGTATATCCAGGAATTTTTCTTCTATCTATCCTATCTTCATCAGTTAAATTAGGATTGTAATTCCAGTTGTTTTCTCCTGAAACTTTTTCTATAGCACATTTTTTACATCTATGCCCTGCTTGAAAAGTATGGAAACCAATTTTGCTAATATTTCCACAGTCACACCTGTATCGCATTAAAGTATGAGTATTCTTATATTTAGTTGCTAATAATTCACAGTTGTTATCTTTAAAATACTGTTTAACAGATTCAAATGAAAGTCTTTTTTGGTCTCCTATTTTATTAAATCCACATTGCTGACATCTTCTCCCTTGTTGAAAATCTCTGAATGTTATTTGATTTTCTTCTCCGCATTTACATTTATATTTCATTTTAGTGTTAGAATTTACATATTCTTTTTCTAATAGCTTACATCCGTTATCCTTAAAAAACAGTTTAACAAATTCAAAAGTGTGTTTTTCTGTTCCTCCACATTTTATACACCTTGTCCCATTTTGAAAACTATTAAAATTTATTTTACTTTCCTCTCCGCATACGCACAAATATCTCATTTTAGTTTGAGTATTTTTATATTCTTTTCCTAATAACTCACAACCATTATCTTTAAAATATTGTTTAACATATTCAAAAGTATGTTTGGTTTTTTCTATGCGTTTTTTAGAACCACAAACATTACATCTATGTCCTGCTTTAAAAGTTGTAAAAGCCATCTCACTTGCCTCCCCACAATCACACCTATATTTCATCTTAACTCTACTATTTTTATACTCTTCTTCTATCAACTCACACCCTCTGTCTTCAAAATACTGTTTAACATATTCACAAGTATGTTTTTTCATTTTTTTCTCTCTAAATAATAATCCACTATTTTTCTAAACATTTCTGAAAAATTTATTCCTCTTTCTTCTGCTTCTTTACTAACCTCTTTATGTTGATTTTCTGTTAAATACATTTCTGTCCTTCTCATTTTCTTTTTTGACATTTTGTGTCTCCTATTTAATATATACGGGGTTTTATTTGATATTCCTCTTTTTTATCGATAATTTTTAAATTCTTCTTGACAAAAGTGAAAATATAGTATAATATAGGGAAATAGAGAGATAATTAAAAATCCAGACAAACTAAATTTGAGAATTATAGAATATGAGCAAACAAATAATAACAGCAATAATAATAATTGGAATAGCATTACTGATCCCTTTAATATCTTATAGACCTTCTCTAGAATATAATTCTTCAACATCTTATAGCTCTCCTCGAGAATATGGTTCTTTAGAGATTGAAGAAAGAAAAGCAAAAGCAGTTGCTCTTCAACAAAAAAGAGAAAAACAAAGAAAAAGGCAAATACAATTTAAAAAACAACAAAAGATAAAGCAGCTTAGAGAGCAACAAGAAACCATTATAAAAAGAGATGATTCTTATCTTTACTATCGGGTTTTAAATGCTTATATTACTGATAAATTAAAAAATAGTTGGTCAGAACAGGCCCCAGATGGTATTTTTTTGTAGTTAAATTACTTATAAAAAATATGGACAACAAAGAAAGAATGATTCCTGTTGGAAGTATTCGTCTTGTAGATAAAAATAATAGAGAATACGGTATTGATTATGAATTTGATGGCAAACGTTATGACATAAAAGGAGTAAGAGCAGAATCAGCAGTTTTTAAGGATTTAAATCCAGGAGTAGATAGAACAATATATGTTATTTTTGATATTCCTAAAAGAAGACATTATTATTGGCTAAAAGTTCCAGGTGGATATTGGTCAACAACTGATAAATATATTGATTTATCTGATGTAAAAAACTAAAGATGATTTACGGAATTGACGATAAGAGAAAATATAAAAGTGTTAAATCAAAAAGGAATATAATGATAAGTAATAATAAAGAATTACAAGAAGCGATAACAAGAATAACAGATGGTTTGAAAATGGCGACAAAAGCAACACAAGAGATATTAAACAGATCCCAAAAAACAGCAGCCATGGTTCAAGAACCATTAAAAGAATTTGCAAAAATAATGAAAGAATCAATGAAACCTGTTGAAGAATTTGCAAAAAGAATGGCTTCTCAAAGAAAAAAAATAGAAGAAACTATTAAATTATATAGTAAAAATGATAATAAAAAAGAAGACACTCCTAACTAAGAATGTTCGCCACTTTTATCAGCCATTCCTTATCTTCATCGCTGTAACCAAATCTTTTTTGGTTAATTTTTATAGATCTGAATATATCTCCATCCGCATGTCTTTTTGTTGCTGCTACCCAGTCTGCAATTAGCTCTAATTTATCTAATTCTGACATATCTTTCATACCATTTTTATAATGTTCTGGATGATGAGAATTTTTTTTATAATGAGCATTAATCGAGGGTCTTATGTCCTCTAACATCTTTTCGTATTGTTCCGATCCATAGGTAGTATGTTTAAGATCGAAGATATACATTGCAACACCACTTGATTCAAACCATCCATATTTACTAAGATCGTGTTTTACCCCTCTCCAATATAATTTCCACTTATCAGGAGGATTTAATTTATTGATTATCTTAATAATATTTAACATAACTCTAATTTTATGAAATGTTGTTTCTATTTGTATTTTTACATAGCCACTTAAAAATTTTAGTACTTTCATTTATCTCCAGTTCCATTTGCTTTTGCATAACGCCATAAGCTAGACATATCTTTTTTCTTTTTTTGAACAAGTTCCATTGTACTTTTGCTTTGAATACCGTCCATAATCCCAGTTTGTCCATTCCCGCCAAATAATTTTTTTCTATCTTCTTCTGGAATTTTTTCTTGAGCGATTTCGACAGTATCGACAACTTCACTAAAAGCTTTCTTTTGTATGATTATGTTATAGATTAGCATTCCTACCAGTCCTGCCATTATAACTCCTCCTGCTATTGCCACATAGATAAAATATGATTCAACGAATATAGATATTGACATAATCACGATACAAGTCGCTGATAGGGTTAGGCACATTTTACTACCATACATAAAACCAAAAACACCTAATGCTCCTGCTCCTATGATACAGGCGACTATCAACCATTTAATAGCTTTATGGATTGCTGCATCTCTAGCATCTTCTGCTTTCCTTTTGGCTTCTATGGCAGAGTCTCTTTCTTCTGTCATCGCGTCTAGAGCATCTTCTATAACAATTACTTTTAGTCCAGCATTATCTAACATGCTTTGAGCACCAGATAATTCTGCTGTTGCTTCATTTATTTTTATAGTATCTTCTATAATAATATTAGAACTTTCTTTAATAGTGATTAAATGGGGATCTATTGCTGCTTTAGTTTTTTCTGGTATTTTTCTTTCGACTTCCATTGTTTCTTGGTTTATGGTATTAGCTTTTGTCGAGATATCTATCGAGGCATCTTTAATAACTGTAGAGCTTTTATTTATAGTCTTTTGTGCTGAGACAATATCTTTTCCAGTATTTAATTCTGGCTTATTAATTGTGTTTTTATTTCCGCAACCAAGAATTCCTATCAAAAAAACAGATAGAAGTATAATCGAAACTTTAGTTTTCATTCTTTTCTCCCTTATCTATAAATACATTTATATCTTGTTTTTTATCCATTCCATTAAGTGCCTCTATGATGGTCCAGGTAATTCCAGCTGTTATTGCTCCGCTAAAGGGCCAAAAGAAATAAGGGAATCCCATAAAAGAAGCAACAATACAAACAATAATGTCAGCAATTAAAGTTGCCCAGAAGCTAGTGCAGGTTGTGCAATAAAAGACTTGAGGTGCTTTGTAGTGGATTTTTCTTAAAATAAGTTGCATTCTTATTCTATATTTTTTAATCGGAAAATCTTTACCTTTCTCGACTAATAGAATAGAAATTCCGTATCCTAACGATATAGATATTATCAAACAGATCAAAAAATTAAACACTTTAAGATACTCCTTTCATATTTATATCGGCATTTTTTGCAGGATTTATTAAAATTTTGACGAAATTATATAATTATGAATTGGTATAAAAAAGCATCTTATATAGCTTATCATGGAACTCCTAAAGATTTCCAAGATTTCTCTTATGAATATCTTGGAACTAATGGGACTGCGGAAGGTTTTGGTTTTTATTTTACTAGTGATAAAAATATAGCTGAAGGATATGCTGAAGGGGGCATATTAAAAAAAGTCAATCTTGATATTAAAAAACCATTAAACCCTATAATTTTTAGTATTTCTAAACCAGAATTTGCTATATTTTTAAAAACATTAGATCCTACAGGAGAAGATTATTTATCAAATTGGGGAGAATCTAACTATGAGGGATATGATAAAATTTTAAACACTGCCGTTGAAGGAGAGTTTTCTGGATCAGATAATGATGTAGATTTAATATCAGGAGTGATACAAGCAGCAGGTGGAAATGCAGAGCGCATATATAAAATACTAAAACAAACACTAGGTTATGATGGTATTATTGTTAATAAGCCATCATGGGGTGGCAATCAAATTATTTACATAGTATTTGATAATAATCAAATTAAGAATATATAAAATGAATTGGTATAAAAAAGCAAAACAGACACCTGAATTAGAAGCAATCTTCGAAAAATGGAGAGACCAAGGAGTAACTCTTTATGTTTTTGAACAAATTGATAAAATTCTTGTTGATTCTCTTATAGTTCCAAAAGAAAAAAGAAAACAAGGAATAGGAACTCAAATAATGCAAGAATTAACAAATTATGCTGATAAGATTGGAAAAAGATTAGAATTAAGTCCAGGTCAAAAAGATGATTATCATGGGACTACTTCCAAAGGAAGATTAATTAATTTTTATAAAAGATTTGGACTTATAGAAAATAGAGGTAGAAACAAAGATTTTACAACGAATAGGACTATGTATAGGGAACCAAATGAATTGGTATAAAAAAGCACAAAATCAAAAAACATTAGAAGAAAATCCTCATTATATGGATATAGGACATCCCCAAGAACAACCAGAAATTGAAAGTCCTATGTTTTTATGGATATCAGATTTAGCAGGAAATAATTTTCATAAAACAGAAGCAGATCCAGAATATGACCATAGTGGATTCATACATGATATAGGATTTGACAATGCTTCTACAATTAATGGAAGATTTGATGCAAATAAAAATGTTGTCTCTTTGTATATTGATTCTGAAATTGCTACCACTATAAGATATATCCCCAATCGTCTTATAAGTAGATTACAACAGGAATTTGGTAATAATATTACAATAATAGATTATTCAAGAAACCCTCCAAAAATAGTAGTTTAAGGATAATATGAATTGGTATAAAAATATATTGACAAGTGATTATAGAAATGATATAATTCCAAATATGGATAAAAAGATGATCATAATGAGGGGAACACCTGCCTCAGGAAAAAGTTTTTTAGCTAATCAATTAGTAGGAGAAGCAGGAGAAATCTTCTCAGCAGATGATTTTCATACAAATCCAGAGACTGGAGAATATAATTGGAAACCAGAAAATGTAAAAAGATCTCATCAGTGGAACCATGAAAGAGTTAATAAGGCTATAGAAGAAGGAATCTCTCCTATTGTTATCGATAATACCCATATTAAACTATGGGAACTTAAAGCATTAAAACCTCTTGTTCAAAAAGCGCAAACACAAGGTTATGATATAAGAATAGAAGAACCCAATCCCAACTGGTATCACTGGAACACTGCTTTTGACCCTAAGGCCCTATATGAAAGAAACAAAGAAACACATAATGTTCCATTTGAATCAATTGAAAAAATGGTTAAAAACTATCAACCAGATATTACTGTTGATGATATTTTAAAAGAAGAAAATTAAACTTTTATTGTTTGAGAAAGAATATTTTTTATTTTAATTTCTTCTGTTTTGTACCATCCTGTTGGCATTCCACCGAAACATTGATCTAAATAAAAACAATAATGGTTATACCAATTTTTCCGAATATGTTCTGATAATTTATTTACTTTTCTTTTTTCTGTGCCAGTAGTTATATTAGCATATTTTTCTGCTTCTTTATTAACATCTTCTGATTCTTTCTTACTTGTACAAATAGGTCCCCAATGAACCAACTTCCTATCTCTAGAAATAGCCCAACAATCAACATTATATTTTGCAAAAGCTAAAAACTGTTTACTAAATTTTATTGCCAACGGGTCATAACCTTGATTTTCTAAATAACTATCAGAACAATAACTCTTAATTATTTTATTATCTATAGATAATAGATCTCCTGAGTGAAAAGATGTTTTAACCAAAACGTCTATATCTTTTATCCTCACATTCGGCTTGTCTATATTTTTAGAATATGATCCCCACAAATGAACAGATTTCACTCCCCTTACGCCCTTAAGAGAAGCTATAGTTTCTTTAATATGTGGTTGAACATCTTTTATTTTAGGCATACATTTTTCGTACCATGAACTCAATATAAATCTCCATAAATTATATTATACCTATTATTCGACTAAAAATATAAGATTCCTTTATTACTAATAACAAATCTCTTATTTTCCGATATAAATAATATTAATATTTAATAAGGTAATATAATGAAAAAAAAGATATATGATTTTTTAGATAATGGGAAAAAATATGTTCCGATAATTGCAAAAGAAATTGTTGATACATTTAAAAATGAAGCTAATTCAGAAAATGTAGAATATAGTTTTTCAATTGATGGGGAAACAAAAAAAGTAAAAGAAAAAGACTCGAATACATATTTTGTATTTGATACTGTAGGAGATACATGTTTAGATGATTTTAAAAAATCTCTTACTAATGAAGATCTAGCAGATATAAAGGAGGAGAGCGAAGAAGAAAAGATACTAATGGAAGATGTCAGACAATTCCTTTTAAAAATTTGTAATATAATAACTAGCAAATATAAAAATAATCTTCAAAGAACCATTCGTAAGGTTGTCTTGGGTAACAAATACAAAAAAGAAATAGTCCCTCTTTCTGAAATTCAAGTTGTATCAATTGATGTAGCAGATTATTCTTCTGTCCCAGAATCATGTAAATATATTTTAAGAATAGGGAAAATGCCTGGTTCTGAAATTAATACCGATGAAGTTATTAATTTTGTTCAAAATCGTCAAGAAACAACAGGGATGGATATAGACAGTATCTTTTCTATTGAAAAACAAGCAGGTAATCCTTTATTTGAAAATGTTTTAGTTATCGAGGCAACAAGAAAATTCTTAAATGAGATTTCTATATACTTTTTTGTTGATTACTCTGTAGTTGTAGGTAATAAAGAAGAAACACTTGAAAGTGAAAGTAAGACTTGATATAATGTAGGGATAGTTAAAGGTGTAGATACGATCCATAAATTACTATGCAATGTTCGCCAGTTGGCAGATGAGAATCTGTAAAATCCTTAACGGATGGATATTTAGGACCATTCAGGCAAACGCATATAGGGTGGAGAATCGGGAATCCCTACTTTAACTATAACGCCTTGACCTCATTGGCTGAGAAAGGTTTTTCCGAAAAACCTTCATAAGGGTTCGAGTCCCTTTCAAGGCAGTAAAAGGTTTTTCTTGCATTTAGAATAATATATGATATAATGAAGAAAATAATATTTTTTAATTAGTGGAGACCTAAAATGGGTAAAAGAACAGGTGTAAAACCTCATACAAGAAAAGTAAAAACAGCAACAGGATCGACAAAAACCATAAAAGTTAAAAGATCTGTTAGAAATAAGTAAATAAGCAAATATAGTATAACGGCATTATATGGCCTTCCCAAGGCTAAGATTCGGGTCCGATTTTCGCTTTTTTTATGTCCAAAAATCACTTGACAAAATAGAGAGAAAGTAGTATAATATTCAAATGGATGATAACCCTTCAAAAATATATCTGATCACAGATAGCCATTTTTCTCATGTCCTTATGCAGCAATACTGCAACAGACCTCCTGACTTTGACCAGAAGATAATAAATCAATGGCAAGCAACAGTTTCCCCCCAAGATATAGTTTATCACTTAGGAGATGTAACTTGGGGGAGTCAAGGTCAATTACAACAGATAATGAATGGACTACCTGGAACTAAAATCCTTATTAGGGGGAATCATGATAGAAATCACTCTAATAATTGGTTTATTCAAGCAGGATTTGCTGCTGTTCTAGAAAAAGCTCAAGTAAGTGGAGTTATTTTATCTCATTTTCCAGCTGCTCTAACTCAAGAAGAGATTGATTACGGAATTATTAATATTCACGGACATTTCCATAATAATCCTCCAGAAAAATGGGAACAGAAGTCAAAAGACAAAATCACTTCTAATCATTTTTTATTAAGTATAGAAGATGTAGGATATAGGCCAATATCCCTTGAAAAAGCCCGAAAAAGACAATTTGTAAAAAATTCTAAAAAACTACTTGAAAGTGAAAGTAAATAGAGTATAAATAAGAGAGTATGTTATTAACCACTAATTTTAATTTAGTATGAGGTAGAAATGAGTAATGTGAAGAGTAAGGCAAAAGGCGTTGCTGTAATTGCTAAGCACGTAAGGAAGTTCCAAGGCATTATTGATGGACTGCAAAAGGGTATTGATCTTTGTGAGAAAGAAATTGGCTCTAACAGCGAGACTATTGATCTTCTTACAATCAAAAACAAAGATATTGAAGATTCAAAAGCCCAGGCGTCAACGTTTAGAACCAATTTGGACAACATGTTAAATGTTCCTCCCGCTTCAGAAGAAAAAGATGAAGAGGAAGAAAAAAAAGAGGAAGAAAAAAAAGAGGAATAAGAGAAGCAAACTATTAATTTAATACAGATAAGATAGGTGCCCTTTAGTGTAATGGCAGCACGAAACGTTCTGAGCGTTTTAGTTTTGGTTCAAATCCAAAAGGGGCAGTTAATTATCAAAAGGAAAATTATGAGTGATAACACGAACAATTTGGAGTCGGACCCGTACGATCAGCGATTGTACGGACTATTTAAAAATAGGGACAATTGTGGATGTTTCAAGAAAGATTGCAGCAGGTATCGTGAGATGTCTGCACGAAAAGAAAGGCATGTCTATTGAAGATATAGCTAAGGCTATGTCCACAACTCCCACTCATATCCAAGAAGTCATTAATAAAAAAACAACTCTACAATCAGAAAATATTGATAATTATCTTCAAAATAATAATCTTAGATTCTGGGAATTTGCTATTGAAATAATCCCTATGGAGTATCTCTCACCAGAGACAAAAAAAAAGATCCAAATATGCAAAGAAATAACAGCACATATAAAGAAGAAAAAGATTTAAAAAAGACTTGAAAGTGAATGTGTTTTCTGTTACAATACTATCGTTAGTAATAATAGAATAATAATAAACGATAAATAATGACTATATAAGGACTTATAATGTATTGTATGCTTGAGAAATATTTTGGTTGTGAATGTTCTTGTTTAAACCATATTTCTCGATTTGGATATTTTCCACCTAAAGAAGGAGAAAAAATAGATGAAGAAGAAAATGTTATTTATCTTTCTGTAAAAACGGAAAATTATCTTAACAGAATTTTACCTCCTATTATTTCTAATCCTCTTTATTGGTTAGATGAGTTTAGTCGTTATTTTCGTTTTCATATTTTAAGAAGAATTCCTATTGCTTTATCTTATCTTTTTAGTCCCTACTATTCTAGAAAATATGGAGTATTAGATTGTTTTGATTTTCAGGATAAGGATTTGCCAGAAATAAAAGAATTTCTTTCTCACTTAACAGAGGAAGAAGAAACAATAGAAAAAGTAGAAGATTCTATTCTTTGGCTGAGTAATGAAAAATGGCAATTAAAATTATATATTTATAGACTTGGTGATGACCATCTTTTTTGTTTAGGATGGGGAATCCAATTTCTTTCTAGAACAATTTTAGGTAGAATTAAATATGCTTTAAAATATATTTTTGGAAGAATTAGAGATGAACAAGATTTTAAAATAAATAAAGAAGAAACAAAAGTAATCAAAGGCTTAATAACTGCTGTAGGAAAATTAAATGAAACAAATAACTCCTAATATTGTAGAATTCTGTAGTGATTGTCCTTATTGCAAATTAAGAATAACAGGATTTCTTTGCGATTTAGAATTTGAAAAAACAATTACTAATAAAACAGATCAGATTGATGTCATAATTCCCGATTGGTGCCCACTAGACGACTATAAAGATCCAGGAGTAAAAGTGGGTGTATCTGTTGTTATAATTAGGGATAAGAAAGTATTAATAGGAGAAAGAGGAGAAGAAGTAGAAACTGCTAAAAATAAATATGCTTTTCCTGGTGGGAGAATGGATTTTGGAGAAAAAAGAATTGAGACAGCTTTGGTTAGAGAGATTAAAGAAGAAACAGGTTTAGTTATAGAAGAAGAGGAATTGATATTTCTTCGTCCTGTAAATGAATTTTTTCCAGATGAAAATAAGCACTATGTAAGTTTAATTTATCTTTTATACCTTAAAGACGAAGCTGGAGAACCCAAACCAATAGAAGGAAAGGAAAAATGTAAGGGATGGGAATGGTTCGATCCTGATACTCTCCCTGAAAATATTTTCATACATGCAAAAGAAATCATCAATTTATCATATAGTTTAATAAAGAAGAATATAAAGAAATGAAAAGAGATGACGCCGAATTTATGGAAAGGATAAGCCTTGATCTGGAGACTCGGCGCATGGCATGTAGTATCCTTGGCGTCGAGGATATAGCCAGTAGAAAAGAACTTAAAAAAGCTTATCGG